TAGGTTTCAGAAAACCCTCAACCCAGGCGTTATATTCTGGGAATTTCTTATGTGCTTGTGTTTCGCATTCACTATAAGCTTCCTTAGCAAAATATGGTGGACTTGTAAAGATTAAATCAATTTGACCTTTATATTTTTGAAACCGTTCTGATTTATGAATTTCTTCAGACCCCATTGTAAATATCTCATAAGTATTTTGAATCGCAAAGAACGGATTTGCCTTGGTTGTTCTCGTATTGATAAAATCTGCTATCTGATGATACTTAGTATACAATGGTTCTGTTGTAATAACATTATCTGGATTAGGATCATTACCAATATAGTGCACTTTTCTATCATTTTTAACACTCATAGCACCTGCGATACGACCACCCCAACCAGCACTTGGATCGTAGATATTAATAACTTCTTGGTCTTTGAATGATTCAGTAAACTTTTCGTATAGGTATTTTGCGCTTACAGGTGGATAATTTGTTGGAACTCTAATTGGACCAACTCTAAAGAATCTAAAACCACTAGGGAATATTCTTGCTTCGGCATCATAATAACGAATATAATAAGTATCATATTCAGCACTTACTATACGTTTTGTTCTTTCTGGAACATTTAATTTACCAATTTCTTCTCTAGTGATGGTTAGAAAACCTTCATTTTTGTTAGTTGTAATCGGTTGAAACCAGTATCCCTTTTTCTTTTCAGTCCAATATTCACGTGCTTCAAATTCATTTACCCAATCAGTAGCAGTTTTTGCAGTTGTAAATACAGCACCTTCTTTTATGTTTACAGACCAATTATACAAGCCGTCATTACGTATAATACTTTTGAAGTAATTGATCATACGTTCTAGATTGCTTTCTTCTGAGAATAATTGGTATACTGATTCACCATCTAGTTTATGTGAATCATTCATTTTAGTTTTTAATCTATTAAGAAACCATTGGTTGATTCCATAACTGTGTGCCTTAGTATTTTTAAATACGTCCTTTTCACCAGTTAACTCATCAACTGTTTCAAATTGATAAACATCGATACCACTAACTTCATTTAATAACTCAACAACTTCATTTTCGGTGTAAGCTAATGTTGGTGGCAAATCTAATTTATCCCAGGCATAAACTATCTCTTTACGTACATCAATAGTCCATTGTCTAAACTCATCATCATTTAACTTTAACAATTCATCAAAGGTAATGTTGATTTTTGAGTTTAGCAGATACTCATTTTTCTCAAAAAAGCCGTATTTGTTTAACATATTATATCTCTTTCTCACTTTATGTTGGTAAAACCATTTACTAACTGTACTTCAATAGCTCTTTCAAAGTTATCAAAAGCAGAACTATCTTTGTGCGTAATTATTATTGTATTAGTATTTTCCAATTTGTCAACTATATTTATTAGTTCCGTTGTAGCATTTGCATCTAAACTACCATCAAAAACTTCGTCCATAATCAATAAATTGGTATTCTGAGTATTGCGATTTTTAGCAATCTCTCTCCAGGTAAACATTAAACTTAAATCAATTCTAGCTTTCTGTCCCTCTGAAAAGTTCTCGTAACTAAAAATATCACGATACCTTGACTTAATCTTTTCCTCAAAGTTTTCATCAAGAGTAAAGTTAACCGATAATCCAAACTTTGTCAAGTACTCATTCATCAATTTATTAATTATTGGTATATACTTTTTAACAAGTTGATTTTTTACCCCAGAGTCACTAACCAAACTATTTACATAATCAAGATACTTCTTCTGCAAGACTAACTTATTCAGCACTTTTTCTTGTTCTTTAAGTTCTTCTTTTACTTTTTCCAAGTCATTTTTGTTTTCTTTCAACAACTTATCATTATTGTTTGGTTTTGATAACTCAACGTCTAACTGGAGTTTTAATCTATTTTGATAATTTATCTCGTTTTCATAGGCTGCAATGTCATTTTCTACTTTACTGTTTTCTCTTTCAACCAGTTCCCCTGCCCGTCTTTTTTCTAAAAGACCTTCTTTTTCGTTCTTTAATGTGTTAATTGAAACAGTTAACTCATCAATTTCAATCTTATAATTGGCAATAATACTAGTCCGATCCTTAATATCTTGTCCGCAAGTATTGCATTTTTCATTGTTCATAAAGAATTGCTGGTTCTTGTCCGTGGTCTTCAGTTTATATTCTAGTGTTGATAATTCCCTATCAAGAACTCCGATCCTATCAGATAACCCTTCTTTTGGTTCTGGTAATGGTTTTAATTTGGTCTTTAGACTGTCAATTTGTATTAGATTCTTAGAAATGGTTTCTTCTATGGTTTTTATCTTATCTTTTAACTCAGAAGTATTCTTATCTTTAGTAACTTCCAGTGATTTAATAAAGTTTTCTATAAGTTTCTTTTTATCATTTAATTGATTGTTGGTTGCTTGTGAGTCTAGAACTTGTGTCTTATTGGTAGATATCTTTTCTTTAAGTACTTCTTTCATTTTAGAAAAGATTGATAAATCAAGGATATCTTCAATAATCTCTCTACGGTGTGCCAGTGGTAATCTCATAAATGGAATATAGTTGCCGGATCCTAGAACTACTAACTGCTGGAAAGACTTTTCATTAAGTCTAAGCACATTAGTTTCAAGATAGTTCTGAAAGTCCCGATTGTGGGATTCTTTGTCTAGTTCTTGTCCATTTACTATAATATCAAATACGGTTGGTTTAATACCTCTACGAATAGTATATTCTACATTATTTACAGTAAACTCAAGTTCTACCAAACAGTCCTTTTGATTGATTGAATTAATAATTTGAGATTTATTAACTGACTTATAAGGCTTATTGAATAGAGCAAAGTTTATAGCATCTAGAATAATAGCAGACTTACCGCAGCCGTTACTACCAGATACTAAAGTCTTTCTGTGTGTATTCAAACTTATTTCAATAGGCCGATTACCTACCGAGAAGAAGTTCTTAACCGTTACCTTCTTAAATACTATCATCTTTTGGTTCTTCTTTTGCTGGAGCAATAGCAGCGTCCAATTTTCTAACTGTATCAATAATTAGTTTGGTTGCATCGTCATCACGAATATCAAGTAATGGAATAAAGCAAGAATATGCCCAGTTGATATTCTGGTTTGAAATAGTTATACCAGTTTCACTATTGATGGTTACGTTTAGATTTGGTTGATGTTCTTTTTCTTTATAACCTTCAATCATTAACTTTTGTACAAAAATAGTTTTCATTTTAGATTGTCTCCGCTTCTTGGTATATGTTAGTTACTAATTTCTTTATAACGATTTTATCCAAAACCGTTTCACTTGCATCTATTACTTCTTTGATATATTGTAAAGTATCTACATTGTCAACATTTATTTCAACTTTTTCTAAAGAATTATCTGCATCGGATTCTATAACCGTAAGTTCCAACGGATTTTCATTATTTACATCAACTAACCATTTATCAAACTGTAATTGGTCACGTTCAAACTTGGCATAAACTTTAACAATCTTATTCTTTACTGATACTGGTTCCATACCTTCTTCGTAAAAGATCTTACAGAATAATCTATGCTTATTCTCTACAAATTCTGCATTTTCTGTTTTAGTATCAAAGACATAGAATCCTTTTTTGGTTTGATAATCAGACCAAGTAATCTCATAAGGGGATCCAATATAATTCTTTCCGTGTAAATGATAATGTCCAGAATAGATCTGTCCGTATTTGGTAAGAATAGTATCTGACATACCAATTTCGGATTTTACTCCTGGACTGTATTCATATCCTTTTAACTCAAAGTGCCCGAATACAATCTTGGATTTAGATTGTTGAATAAAATCAATAGCATTCTGTTCGTTTATAATCCAAGGAATAAAGTCTACTGGTAGGTCATCAAACTCTTTTGTGATAGGTTTATCTATTACATTAATGTTCTTATATAGATCCAAGATTTCTTTTAGGCTTGATACCACATTGGTATTCTTAAAATAGATATCGTGGTTACCCTCAATGATATCCATAGTAATTCCGTGCTTTTCTAACTTATCAAGGAATATGGTCTTTGTTTTATTTAATGTTAGAAAGTTTATATTCTTACGTTTATCAAAAAAGTCCCCGCAGTGTATTACTTGCTTGATATTATTCTTTTCTAAGTAATCAAAGAAGACCGTATAGAACTTATCAAAATAATCTAGCATACCCTGGTCGTCATTTTTAACACCAAAGTGAGTATCAGTTAGAACTGCTATCTTCATTGGATACCTCTTTTTTATCATTAGTCTCAATATAATTCTTGATAAACTCAACACAATCAAGGTTTATCTTTTTATAGTCATCGTGGTCTGATATGGTTACTAGACCGGATAAGAATTCGTTATCCTTCATACACTCAACTTGGATATATCTTTGCTTCTTTTCTTTTTGAATATACCGAATAAAGGCATAGATGGCAATCTGAGTAAAGTAACTAAATGGTTCTTTAGATTTGTTCGGGTCAAAGTTATTTACATATCTGATACATTGTTCTATGGCATAACCAATCATATCTTCGTTATAAGTATATCCACGAAACTTCCATAGTTTACCTAGATTGGTGCAAATTAGAAGAATAGCCTTACCAATAGACTCTGGTACTCTTGGTAGTTCTTCATTTTTTTCTTTAGCTTCAAGCATCTTTTTATGGTAAATAACAAACTGTTGGTAGACTTTTTCTTTATCAAGGTAATTTCTACTTGTATCTTTTGGTGGTTTATTCATTATCTGGCACTCTAATCTTCTTTATGTTATAATTATGTTTCTCTTCTGCATACATTTTAATACGTTCTATAAGGTGTTTCAAAGAAAAGTTCTTTCGTTTCGGTGTTCCTAAGTCGTCTGCGATATCATATAAAGTTGCTACCTTGTCTTGATACTTTCTTAAAACACGTCCGATGCTTTGTAATACTTTAACACGGCTTTTATAAAAAGAGGCAAAGATAACATTGTGTAGATTCTTGATATTGATACCTTGCGAGAAAGTACCATAAGAAGCAACCAATATAACATCTTTATTCTTTTCCATATAAGCACGAATCTCTTCTCTTGGATCCACGTCTATTCCCCCGTCTATATAAAACACTTTGCGATCTGTATGTTCTTTTAATAAGTCATAAATTATCTTACCGTGTTCTATTCTAGTAAACAGTAATAAAGTATTTCCTTGTAATTGTAAAGCTAGATTTTTAATAAACTTGTTTCTTTGTTGATGTTGTAAAATATAGGTCATCTCTTCTTGATAATCCATATCTTGGACTAACTTACGATCCTTAGCAGGATATTCTAACAATAAGATATTGATATTTAATTTAGAAAGTATGTTATTGTCAATAGCATCTCTGGTCTTGGTAACTACTTTAATCGGTCCCATTAGTCCTTCTAATACCAACTGGTGTACATTACCTTTTTCTATATCTTTTAAAGTACCAGTAGTTCCAACACGAATATATGCACCTTCAAGATTCTCAAGTATTTTCTTGATGGACTTGGCATCTGCTCCGTGTGCTTCATCACAAACTACAGCCTGGAAGTCTTGAAAGTATTCTTTGGGTAATCTAAGTAAGGATTGATAAGTACTAATTGTAATAGATTTATCTGTTTCTTTCTCTTGTCCGGAGTAGATTTGATGTATATCTTTACCAATGGAAGGATCGTAGTCTATAAAGTCCTTGGTCATTTGTGATACTAATTGCACGGAAGGAACTATAATAAGTGTCTTTAGTTTGAATAACTTAACTATAAGATATATAATCAATGACTTACCGGTGCCGGTTGGGGATACCAAAACTGCACGATGTTTATTAGCAACGTGATTAAGGGCATCTAATTGAAAATCGTATGGAGTTTTCTGTAGTTGTAGATTCTTTATGAAGTCATCGGTACTGATTGGATCTGGTTTAGAAAAGCCTTTGAAAGTAATTGGATAATCGTGTTCTTTGGCAAAAGCATATAAATGATGTATTAGACCGGTGTATAGTTTACCTGTCTGAGCATTGAAAAGACGGATCTTACCGTCCCAGATTTTGTTCTTGAATAAAGGTGACCATCTAGCTGTTGGTGTAAAAAATGAAAAGTAATCTGATACTTCCATTATTACACAACGTTCTTCTATGGCTAACTTTGCCCAGACTTCATCTATTTTAGTTACTGTTATCATCAAAACCCGCCGGGGAGCAAATTAAATCGGTTATGCGAAGCATTAGTTAACTCCATTAGTAAACTTTTGCCATTCAATCATCTTGGAGATCTGAAAACCTCTGTTCTGTATATGCTTAAGAATAGCTTCTGTACATTCTACTTTTTCTTTCTGTAAACCAAGAGCCAACTGTTCCTTGGATACCAGACTATCTGCATTAAGATAAAGATCTGCATCTTGTCTTAAGACTTTGATATCCTGTGGTTCTTTTCTGTAATCTTCTACCGAACCTTGACCAAGATAGTATTGTCTTCTCTGTAAAAGCAATTTGTTATAACTATTTTGCATTTTAAGCAAAACTAGTTTCTCTGTACTGTGTATTTTTAGAAACTTAAGAAAGAGATCCGTGTTTTTCTTGGACTCCAATCCTAGGTCTTCTGATATTCTAAGTTCTTTCTCTGCTAAACTCTGAATATCTTCTAATTTCATTGATTCTAAAGCCATTTTCTACCTCTGAATAAACTTATAAATATGATTAGACTAAAAGTCAATAGTTATTTTGAAAAAAGATGAGGTTATTTAATGAATAAGAATTACTTGAGTCCAAATGGATTTAGACTGCATATTAATCATATTCCTGAAGTAAAGTTTATGATACAGTCTATCTCTCTACCAGCCTTGAAGGTAACTGGAATTGATATACAGAACTTTGGAGCATTTGGAATGAAAGCTCCAGGAGATAACTTTGACTTAGCGGACTTGACAGTTACTTTTATTGCAGATGAAGACTTGAAGACTTATGAAAGTATAAAACTATGGATGGAAAACTGTGTATCAAGTAATAATAAATTGCAGATGAGATCTGATGCTCAACTTATTATTGAAACTAATGCTAAGAATCCTAACTTTGTAATAACATTTACTAATCTATTTCCAACTTCTTTATCTGAATTGAAACTATCGTCGACTCTTTCTCCTGAAGAACCGATCATATTTACTTCTACTTTTGCTCTTACTGATAAGTTCTATATTGAAAGAAAAACTGTTGAATAGAATCATTGAAGATAAATATATTCATTTGAAGATTCTATTGAAGATAAGTCGATTTGAATTTTCGATTTTGAATACTTTTTTGGAGAAAAAAAGGATAGATTTCAGGCCTTTTGATTTTTATCTAAATTATCAATACAAATTAATTTTGATTCATTAAATTGTATTTTAATTTATTATATTGTATATTTAAGTCTTTGGCTTTCGCCAATCTTTAAATTGTATATGGTTGTTCAAATATAGTTTATATTATTTATTATCTATTTGGCTTTCGCCATTTTATTGAATATATTATATATCATTTATTGATCGATTCAGTTTCTCACTCTTTCGCTTCGCACTCTCTCTTTTCGTTCTCTTCATTGATCAATTCTTTGATCGTCTAATAGTCCAAATAGTATTCTGGTAATACCCAGAATTTGATTTTTTATTCTTTTTTTTAAAAATTGATGATTTTTGTTTGATTTTGTTGCGGTTATTCTTAAATTATCAGGTTCGTTGTTTTAACGGTGAAACTCTGTGCCGTTATCTGATATACAAATAGTTAGCATATTTTATCCTTTGATATGCTAAACAGTCTCGGTCAGTTATAAGAAATTTAAGAATTATGAGTATTCTTATAACCTATGTGGTTGCTATCCTTGCAGATGCCACAATCTTTTTTTGGAATCTCCATCCCCTTGGTATAATGCCCTTTGACTTTGTAAAGTACTTTTGGATAAATACTTTTACATAACTACGACACATTATTGAATAATACCATTGACATTTACCGCTTCACTAAACCTATGTTGAATCCAATGTACATAAGTCTAGATCCACAGTAAGACCAGTCCTACTAATGGAGATACTTTTGATTTCACATAGACTTCAACTCTTCAATTCTTGCTATGCGCTATAGAACTTGGACCGTTTGTCCAATGCTTCTGGGGGCTGACTCCCAAAAATAGTACTTTCGCACCAATCTATAGTATCCCGCAACGACCAGGCCTTTATGGACAGCTATTTATGCGTTCGCCGCCTTAGACGGTACGCAGTGCCTACATATTGCTCCTACTGCTGCGGATGCCTTTCCGGAAAAGGACTTTTTATTCGTGGTTCCGGTATGTCTTAAAACTTAATACTTATATTTATACATATCATATAATCACTATTTAATCATAAGTCAAGTCTTTTTTACAATTATTTTTAATCATACTTGAGCGTATTTATACAAGTTGAAGTGCTTTTTCGGGGTACTTTCGAAAATAAATATTCTTCTTTAATAAAATCAAATAGTTAAGACGAAAGCCCCTTGGTTTCAGTGATAATATATATTAAATTATAGATTAAGCTTGACAATCTAAACGATAATATATATTATAAATACGGGCATAGAGGTAAAAGATGAAAATATCAGATATTGGTCTAAAACTAATAAAACACTATGAGGGATTCTATCCTTCTACTTATCTTTGTCCAGCAAGAGTACCAACTATTGGTTATGGAACTACTCGTATCGGTGGTAAACCTATTCCAACCGGTATGGTAATTACAGAGCAGAAAGCATCTGGTTATCTAATGGAAGAAGTTAATATGATTGAAAAACAATTAGTTAGCTGTATAAAAACTAGTTTATCACAAAACCAGTGGGATGCTATCTATTCTTTTGTTTATAACCTCGGAATAACCAATTTTTCAAAGAGTACATTATTAAAGTGTATTAACAAGAATAACTTTACACAAGCATCTACAGAGTTTCTTAAATGGAATAAAGCTGCTGGTAAAGAATTAAAAGGCTTGACAAATCGTAGAAGATCTGAAAGTATACTATTCTCAAGCAATAAACTAGAATTATTTTAGGAGTATAAAATGTATAAAGTAAAATTAATAAATGAAGATAGTAATTTTAATAAATGGTTAGATACATTTATTGATGAAAAAGGTATTAATACAGATGAATCTTTCACAGTTGAAGGTAAATCAGGAACCAATTTTATGACTATTGAAACTGTTATAGAAGCTATGAAAGCAACTTCAAGTGCAGAGCAAGGCCGTATTAAAGATATGCTAGTTAAGCTTGATTTTCAAAATCAAAAAATAACACCATATCTAAAACACTTGGCACAAGCTATAGCACGATAAAGGTGATACAATGAAATTCGTGGTAAAAGAAGGCTTTAGAGTGCATTATGAAGAAACTGTCAATTTTTATTATGACTTACTTAAAGACTACTTAAAAAATGATACCTTTGTTTCTTCTCATCTTGCATTTGACCAAGGCACTTTAGAAGATATAATGACTGGGGTTGGACGTAATTATGATTTAGAAGAACTTTCCAATATGATTAGTTTTCTAAGATTTAAAGATCTTTCTTCTGAAAAGTATTATAATGCAATTCTTAAGAATAATAAGATAGAATCTATAGAACAAATTGATAGATAACGGGGGAATAATGGAGGACATAGTATATTTAATTGGTGGTGGTCCAAGTTTATCAACAGTTAATCTTAACTTATTAATGGATAAGGATATTGCCACAACCAATAATGCTTATAAACTATTCAAGAAGACGGTGCTTAGCCACTTCTCGGACTTTGTCTGGTGGACTTGGCATTATGAAAATCCAAAGTTTAAAGACCACGTTTTAGAAAATTACTGGACTTGCTCTGCACCTTATAACGGTAATATCGGAGTTCCTTATAATGTTGAAATGTGGAGGAATTCTGGTGGTATTGAATATCAACATAAAGCTGGTGCTTATGGTCTTTATATGGAAACAAATAGAGTTGGTGGAGATAATGCTGGTCTTCAAGCACTTAATGTACTTATAAAAATGGGATATAAGAAGATTGCTTTAGTTGGTTTTGATATGAAACCAACCAATGGTCATAATAACTGGCACGATGAGCATAAACGTTTTACTAATCCAGTTCGTTATTCACAGGTAATGATACCAAATTGGATAAATACGAAAAAAGATATTGACAATCTAGGAATACAAGTTTATAACTGCAACCGAGACAGTGCCTTAACTTGTTTTGAGTATAGGGACTTAGAAACACTTATATAGAAAGTTATATTATGCAAAAGTATTTACTAACACACTATGACCTAGACGGTATCGTGTGTCAAATGCTAGCTACTGAAGTTTACGGTAGATTTGATATGTCAAAAGCTATGGGTCTTGTCAAACTAGATGGTGTTATAGAACAATTTTGTACACTAAAAACAAAAGAGACCGAGATCGTAATTACAGATCTTTGCCTTAGTAAAGACCAGCTTATTAAGATCTTTAAAGTGTTTGATAAGATTTACTTATATGACCATCATCAGAATTCAGAAGATTTCTATAAAAAATACTTAACCGCAAAGACACAAAAGTTCTTTATGAGCTGGAATAAAGATAAATGTGGTGCTAAGATTTTCTATGATGACCATATAGATACTTTTCCAAGTCTTATAAAATATGAGTCTCTAGTTAAGTATACCAATATCTTTGACCTATGGAAAAAAGATGATAGTGAAGATTGGGAAAACGCTGACGGACTAAACACATTATTCTGGAAGTATCACTCAAGAGACTTTATGAAAAGATTCTCAAATGGATTTAATGGTTTTAATGTTGACGAACAAGATTATATCATTGATTACAGCATCAAAGTTAAGCATTGTATTGAAAAACAAACAGAATACGCAGATGTAGGTAAAACTGGACTTATTTCAATATCTGATAACGTAGAAATACCTATTATGAATTATGTGCCGTATTATAAGCAAGGTTATAGATATTATTATTTTGTAAATAGGCCAACTGGTGAGTATTATAGCATCTCTATTAGAAGCAGACAAGAAAAAGTAAACTTGGGTAAACGTATTGAATACTTAAAGGCAACGTATCCAGATATTATTCAATCCAGTGGTGGACACAGTGAAGCTTGTGGAATTACATTTATAAATAAAAATGTAAGTATAGATACAGTTCTTAAAACAATAGAACAAGTTTCAACACAGTTGGAGAGTGAAGATAATGCTTGATATAAACGATGCTGATTTTATTACCAGACAGGTAATAGATAAGTCCACAGACGATATTATGGAAATTATCAATAAAAAACACACAACTTATATAGAAGCTGTACTAATCTATGCTCAAGAAAACAATATGGATCTTGAAGTACTTAAAGATAACTTATCAGATGGTATTAAGAGTAAACTAGAATCTGAAGCTATTGATTTAAGACTATTAAAGAAACCAACAACATTTAGGTTTGATGTATGATAAATCTTCCACAAATAACCAAACCAGTTATTATAATTGGTGGTGGTCCGTCATTAAAAGAAATTGATGTTAGTAAAATAGATACTGATAAGTATTTTATAATGGGATTGAACTTTGCATATAAACTAATGCACTGTGACCATATACACTTCTCAGATCTTCCGTTTTACATTATGGCAGCAAGAGATCTTGTAAAATTAGAAAATACTACACTTAGTTCTACTGGTCATTTAGACTGGGAAGATATGCATATTGCTTATGGATATTGGGATAAAGCTGGGGTAAAGTACTATATGAACTTAACTCGTGACGAAGGAATAGATATGGATCCAGCACACGAAGATTATATCTGTGGTAATAACTCCGGTCACCAAGCAATTAATGTCGCTGCTAGATTAGGTGCAAAAGAGATTTACTTACTTGGATATGATATGAGTACCGGTAAGAATAACGAATCCGAGTGGCATAATGAAGCACCTTGTGAAAAATCGGCAATGGATGTGCAGATAGAACGCTGGTTAAGAAAGTTTAGAACCACAGTAGAACCATTAGAAAAAGCAGGCATTAAAGTTTATAACTGCAATCCAGAAAGTGCTTTAGATTGCTTTCCAAAAATAGGACCAGATATATTATATAGAAAGTGAGTTTATTATGGATGATGTAAATGCTTATGATGTATATGCTATATACTTTCCTTTGCGTATGCATTTTTCTTCTAGTTATGATTACTTTAAGTATCAAGGTAGAGTAAAGAGTATTCAAGATAAAGTAGCTTTTATTAATTCCAATAAGCAGAAGTACTTTTTCTTTAGAGTAATGAAACTACATACTACAGTAGAAGATATTAAAATTGGCTTTATTGCTAACTTTCTTGAAAATGAAAAGTTCTTTATTTCAAACTATGACCATAAGTTATTCATAGACTTAAAGAAAAAGTGGTCGGATCTATATGGTCATTTTAGAGAGAATCTAAAGTTTCTAAATAAAGTCGGTAATATCACAGGTTTTAAGAACTATATTCTAAGTAGTGAGTTTATCAAAGACGTAATTGCCGGGGATATTAGTTTAGAAACTGTCATTATGCTGGATAAAGTATTCCATTTTCTACCTAAACTTGCAGAAGATCCATTGTGGGAACTGGAACTTAAAAGAAAAGTTGAAAAGTATTATAACTTTCTTGAAGTTAGAGATGACCAATGCAAACTTATTGTAAAACAATTTTTTGATAATTTGAAGAAAGATTTCTAATAATAGTAATTGACTTTTCGGACTTAATGCCTTATATAGTAAATATGTTTTATTACGAAAGGGGAAAATATGTTTATAGATGAAGTTTTTGTAGATAAAGTCAAAAAGTATCTACAATGTTATCCAAACCACAAAATCCAGATTAGATCCAAGTTCTGCCCGGACTTTGTTATAGAGAAAGAATTAAAACGAGATGTACCGTGTATGGTTCTAACTCAAGACAATCCAGCAATTCCTGGTAATATCATTAAGTTAGCATTTGAATATCCTCAGAAGATTATCTTTGACCTTGAAAAGTCCTTTGGTATCAATATGTTGAATAAGTTTGTTAGAGTAAATATACTTGACGAACATTATAAATCCATTGAAAAACACTGTCTTAATGACTTTATATACTGTAATTTAACAACTGATGTTTCTAATATGACATTAGATATAAATTATACACTATTTGAGAAAGAAGTACTTGACATTTTAGAACATAAGCATAATATAAAACTAGATGAATTAGATATAGACGAAGCACGTAGATATATTGGTTTAAGTGTATCAGCACTTAAAATATATTTGCATTGTGCTATTACTAATGCTATTGATAATATCATTATGAGTGAAAAGAATAAAAAATGATGGATCCAAAAGAAGTTGTAGTTAAGTATAAAGGTCTTAATGAATTGCTGGATCTTGCTAATGATATTAAGTATCTAGACTATCTTGAAACACTGGCAATAAATAATAATGCTAGAGTATTGAAAGAACCTAGTATAACTATTTCAATAGAAGACTATGAGCGTTTAGTTAATACCATTTCCGCTTATGAGTCTATACTTTTAGAAAATGGTATTGTATATCATAAAGAAGGAGAAGAAAATGACTAAAAAAGAAAAACCATTTAAGTTATCCCCAACTTTCAATGCTTTGTGCATTAAACTGAAATCCATTAAAGATATGGATATCACAGAAGAATCTAAGAAAAAGATGGTTGAAGATGCCAAACTTGAATATGTGAAAACAACAAACTACTAATAGGGGGAATAAGTGAGAATGAATGCTTGGACTTTATTAACAGCTATTTTTGTAGTGCTTAAATTGACTAATACGATTACTTGGTCTTGGTGGTGGGTATTATCGCCAGCTATTGTGCTTACTGTATTGAGTTTTATGACTATTATACTTACTGTTATTGTAAAGTTATTAAAGAATGAAGATGGAGGACTAGAATTATAATGATTAGACCGCATAAGAATAAAGTTTTAGTAAAATCTGCTATACAAGGTGAAGAGTTTAAGACCGAAGGAGGTATTATACTTGATAGCCCGAAAGACCAGATGTCAGAACGTGTTATTAAAGGAACAGTAGAATCTATTGGTCCAGAGTGTAAGACTATTTTTGTTGGTGAAAATGTTATATTAGAACGTAAAACATTGATTGCTTTAACAGAAGATAGTATTAAGTATTATATCGTCAATGAAGATGATATTTTAGCAAGTTATTAAAGGAAAAACAAATGACAGTAAAATTAGTAAAGTTAGCAAGTGCAGATGAAATCTTCTGTGAAGTAGAACATAATGACCATAAATCAACTTTAGTAAATCCAATCAGTTTAGTAAATACTCAAACTGGTATGGCATTTGCTAGATTCTTACCTTATGCAAAGTATGATACATCAATAGAAGTTCTAAGTTCTAATATCGTACTTGAGTTAGAAGTTGACATCCATTTAGAAAAAGCATATAACGAAGCTATTGAAACTATTAGACGTCAGCAAGCTGGTCTAATCGTTCCAGAACAAAAGATTATCACTGAATAAAATTATAATCGGTAGACTGTAGAAATGCAGTCTACCATAACGGGGATACTATAATGAACTTTTATATAAATTGCTTCGTAAAAGGTAATAATGTCTATTTAAGAGGTGTAGAAAATGGTAAAAGATTTTCAAGAATTATTAAGAATTATAAACCATATCTATTTGTAAAATCAAACAAAACAACAAGCAATTTATACAAGACTTTATATGACGAACCAGTCCAAAGAATGGATTTCAATAATCTGTGGGATGCTAGAAACTATATAGAGCAATATAAAGGTACCAATGCAAAAATCTATGGCACAACCAACTTTGAAGAACAGTATATTAGTGAAGCTTATAAAGGACATATTACTTTTGACAGACAACATCTAAAAGTCTTCAACATAGATATTGAAACAGATATCAACGGTGGTTTTCCGGAACCAGCCTTAGCAAATAATGCAATTACTGCTATAACAGTAAAAGATTCTAATAAAGGTAAGTTTTTCGTATTCGGTTGTAAAGACTATAATAACACCAATCCAAATGTTAAGTATGTTAAATGCCAAAATGAAAAACACTTATTAGAGAACTTTCTAAAACTCTGGACTTATGATTATCCAGATATTATTACAGGTTGGAATATAAGATTCTTTGATATTCCATATATTATCAATAGGATAACAAAAGTACTTGGACCAGAACAAGCGAATAAATTGAGTGTCTGGGGGCAGATTACTAAGAAGACAATCTATGTTGCTAGTGACCCGTATGATTTACAAGAAATAGTTGGTATATCTTCTATGGATTATTTAGATCTATATAAGAAATATACATCAGGAAATAAGGAATCATATTCATTAAACTCGATTGCAAATTATGAATTGGGGCAAGGTAAGATCGCATATACTGGATCATTGGATGATTTGTATGAAAGTGATTATCAGAAATTCATTGATTATAATATACAAGATGTTAACCTCGTTGATTTAATTGATGAAAAAATGAAGTTGATAGATCTGCACTTAGATATGATGTATATTGCCAAAGCACCAAATACGACAGTCTGCTATGGACCAGTTCGTTATTGGGAAATTTTACTCTACAATCATTTATTAGAAAAGAATATTGTAATCAATCCAAAAGATAAGAAAGAAGATAAGTCTGAGCAGTATATTGGTGCTTATGTAAAAGAAACAACTCCTGGTTTATATAACTGGGTGGTTTCTTGTGATTTAGAATCTTTATATCCTTCTATTGTTATGCAATGGAACATTAGTCCAGAAACTTTGATAACTAGTGTGCCTGTAGAACTAGAAGCATTAACTTCTAAAGTAACTATTGATAAACTTGTCCACGAAGAGATTGACTTATCTTTACTTAAAAAGTATGATTATTCAATGACTGCCAATGGTGCTTTATATAGAAAAGATAAGTACGGTATTTTGCCAACTATCTTTAAAGAACTATTTGATGGCCGTAAGATTGCTAAAAAGGAAATGATTGAGTGCAAGAAGAAATTAGAAGTAGTAAAAGAACAACTATCACACGGTGAAACTAAAGAACTATTAAATGAAAAAGAAAGTCTAGTTAAGAAGATATCTGCTCTAAACAATAGACAGATGTGCTTGAAGATTTGTCTAAACTCTGCTTATGGTGCAATCGGTAATCAAGGCTTTGCTTATTATAATATCAAGAATGCTGTAGCTATTACAAGTAGTGGGCAAATGGTTATTAAAACCACTGAAAAAGAAACGAATAAGATGCTAAATCAAAAGCTTAATACAAATCACGACTATGTGGTAGGTATTGATACTGACTCTGTTTATCTAGAATTAGAAAAATTCGTTGACCCCAAATTAAGTATTGTCGAAAAAGTAAACTATTTAGATAAGTTTGCTGCTGATGAGTTAGAACCATTATTCCAAAGAACTTATCAACGGATGTTTGAATATACGAATTCTTATACTCTTAGAATGAAAATGAAACGTGAAGCTATTGGGGAAAAAGCTATCTGGTTAGCAAAGAAGCATTATATTATCTCTGTATGGGATAATGAAGGTGTTAGATTTAATGAACCAAATATAAAAATGATGGGAATTGAAGCTGTTAAGTCATCCACACCAGCTATCTGTAGAACAAAAATTAAGGAAGCTATTAAATTAATCTTGACAACCGACAATGATACTGTTATACAGTTTATAGATAAGTTTAAAGAGGAGTTCTCAAAACAACCAGCTGATGTTGTCGCTTTTCCAAGAGGTGTATCTGAAATGGATAAGTTCGTTGATAACAGCAATCAAGGTTTTAAGAAAGGAACTCCAATACATAATAGAGGTGCTATATTACATAATCAGTTGCTTAAGAAACTTGGACTAAAGAAGATTAAACCAATAGGTAGCAAAGACAAGATTAAGTTTTTGTATCTGAAAGAACCTAACCATATAGGGCAAAATGTGATATCCTTTATTGGAACTTTACCTAATGAGTTTGAGTTAGACCAGTATATTGATTATAACTTACAATTTGAGAAGACTTTTCTATCACCAATTAAAGGCATATTAGATGCTATGAATTGGCAGATTGAAAAATCAAACAGTTTAGATGCTTTCTTTTAGGAGTTTAATATGCTTTGTGTAGATTTCATATCAGATATTCATAGTACTTTCTATGATATAAATGATAGAATGCTGGACCTAGGTAAGACCAATTCTCATATTTTGGTTATTGCCGGTGATATCGCACACGGTCCAGAAACTACCATAACAACTTTAACTGATATTTGTAGAAATTATGACTATGAGCATATACTTTTCGTAGCTGGCAATCACGATTATTATAATGCAGAAAAGAGTACACCAGATTATATAGATGAAATATACAAATCTTTCTTTGATGAACATAAGACAATTAAGTTTCTAACCAGAAATAAGTCCTATGTTATTGACGGATATAGATTTATTGGTTGTAATGGGTGGTATTCAGTAGATAACAATCCTTCTTGGTATACTAGATTTAATGATAGCAGATGTATCGGATTTAGTGATGGTGCAATGCCAGAAGATCTTATGGATAAAGATTATAACTATCTAGAACGTGAGATAAAGAAGTCCAATGAAAAATGTATTCTGGTAACTCACACTGCTCCATTTAAGGAACAAGCTTTATATAAAGGTGAATATACTGACGTTACCCAGTTTTATTATAATCCAAAACTTGGTGAATTAGCAAGCGAACTAAACTTAGTTGGTTGGATCTTTGGACATACTCACACACCAACATTGGAACTTAAGAACGGAATTCCATTTGTCAATAATCCGATGGGATACCCCCGTGAGAATATAAACACAGGATTACAATCAGTTATAATAGATGGGAGAAAGTAGTTGACTTATTTCAAATTCGTGTTATTACACATTGTTTTTTACTTAGGAATCTTTGCAGAAGTAATGATTCTAAGTTATGCTAATGCTAATAAAACAGCACTGGTTCTATTCGGGATTTGTGCTTTTGCTAGTGTGTTTGTTAATTTTATAACGGAAGGAAGAAAAAATGACTTATTTTAACGAAATGGTATTTAATATAGTACTAATTTCAATAAACTTATTTTTAGTCTTTATAAGTGGAGATCTACCAGTATTCGCTCTTACTTTATGGTTTGTATCTTATTTTGGAGCAATTAGAGGTTTATACTTTACTTTAACACAAACTCGGAGAAACTAATATGGTATCATTTTTGAAAAAACTAACTGAAGCTGCTAATAATGAATATGCAGCTATTGTAGAAGAAGGATTGGATGCTGATGTGGTATCTTATGTAGATACTGGCAGTTATGCACTCAATGCTTTATTATCAGGATCTATCTATAAAGGTATTGCTGGCAATAAAGTAGTTGCTTTAGCAGGTGAAAGTTCTACTGGTAAAACTTTCGTAGCATTAGGAATTGCAAAAGCTTTTCAAGATGCTAACAAAGACGGACAAGTAATCTACTTTGATAGTGAAAGTGCTATTACTTCTGAGATGATTAAAGAACGTGGTATGGATCCAACTAGAATGGCTATTCTACCAGCAGATACAGTAGAAAACTTTAGAACTCAGATGATGAAGATTCTAAAAGAACTTGAAGAGACCAAAGAGTCAGAACGTCAACCAGTTTTATTTGTATTAGATTCCCTTGGTGAGTTATCAACATCAAAGGAAATGAACGATACTTTAGAAGGTAAAGAAACTCGTGATATGACTCGTGCGCAAGTAGTTAAATCTTTATTCCGTGTTATTACATTAAAACTTGGCAGATTAAAATGCTCAATGATAGTAACTAACCACGTTTATGATGTCATTGGATCTATGTTTCCTCAAAAGAAAATGGGTGGTGGTTCTGGATTAGTTTATGCTGCTTCTCAGATTATCTCATTATCTAAACGTAAAGACAAAGATAAAGAAAATGAAGTAACTGGGGCAATTCTTACAGCTTCATTGCAGAAAAGCCGTCTAACTAAAGAGAATAGATCTGTATCAACCTTAGTATCTTATGACCACGGATTGGATAGATATTATGGTTTACTTGATATTGCAGAAAAGTATGGTATCTTTACCAAAGTATCTAATAAGTATGAAGTTGCCAAGGATGTAAAGGTATTTGAAAATGCTATATTAAAAAATCCAACAAAGTACTTTACAAAAGAAGTTTTAGACCGTATAGATGAAGCGTGCGCAAAAGAGTTTTGTTATGGTAAAAATGAAGTAGTACCAGCAGAAGAAGTTGATGAAACAGTAACGGAAGAGTAATAAAAATGGAAGAGACTATACTCGGTGGTCTTGTCTACAACGATTCTTATACTAGAGTTGTATTACCACATCTAAAAACTGCTTATTTTGAAGATGCAGTCAATCAAGCATTATTTCAAATTATCGGGCAGTTTATAACTACTTTTAATAATAGGCCAAGTATTGATACTCTAAAAGTTGAGTGGGGTAAAGTAAAATCCTTAAAAGATAATCAGTATAAAGCTGGATTGAAACTATTATTAGAACTAAAGCCTATTGCAGAAGACAATCTGGAGTGGGCACTAAAAGAAACTGAAAAATGGTGTAGAACCAGAGCTATTGTTAATGCCATAACCAAAGGCATTACCATATTGGAAAATAAAGATAAAGATAAGGATTCTATAGATAGTCTACCGGATCTATTATCAGATGCTCTTGGGGTTACTTTTGATAGTAATGTCGGACACGATTATATCAATGACTCAGATAAACGATTTGAATACTATCATCGTGAGAACGAGAAACTACCTTTTGATATTGATTTATTGAATAAAATTACCAAAGGTGGTATTGAGAAAAAGACTCTGAATTGTGTACTTGCTGCTACTAACTCTGGTAAGACTATTCTATTATGCCATTGTGCTTCACACTGGTTAACCATAGGTAAAAATGTTTTATACTTAACTATGGAAATGGCTGAAGAAAAGATTGCAGAAAGAATAGATGCTAACTTACTTGATATTAGTATGGATAACATTGAAGAGATACCAAAGGATGTTTTTGATAAGAAAATCAATCGTTTAAAAGCAAAAGGTATCGGATGTCTAAAGATTAAAGAATACCCAACTGGACAACCAAGTGCTCTGACTTTCAGAAACACTGTTAACGAATTGAAAATGAAACAGAACTTTGTGCCAGATGTTATTATTGTTGATTATCTAAATATCTGCTCATCAAGTAGATGCTCAATGAAATCAGTTAGTGCTAACTTATATATCTATGTAAAGAGTATTGCAGAAGAACTTCGTGCTATGGCTAAGGAATTAGGGGTGCCGATATTAACCGCAACACAATCGGATAGGTCCTCAATGAAAGGTGGTGAATTAGACATAGATAATGTTTCTGAATCAAAAGGTTTACCAGATACTTGTGATTTATTGATTGGTATGTACGGGGACGAGAAGTTAGATGAGTGTGGTCAAAGAATCTTTAAGCAATTAAAGAATAGGTATGGGGATAAGGCAAAGAATAGAAAGTTTGCAGTAGGACTTGACAAAACGAAAATGAGATTTTATGATTTAGAAAAAGTTGATAAAGACATACTAAAGCATCCAGAAGTTGAGGAATTCGGAAAAGAGTTTGAGACCAATCTAAAAGGACTTGACGAATGGAACATATAAATAATTTAAGGTACTGATTAGTTGATTATTCTAATGTTTGTCTAAGCATTAGATCTATGTACTGGTAGACAATAACAAAAAACAAAAAAGGAAAAAATAAAATGGATTTTGAAGCATTAAAGAAAAAAGCAAATAGCTTACAAGAACTAACAAAAAAGATGGACGCCGATAAAGGTGGACACAAAGATGAAAGATTCTGGAAACTTTCACGTAATAAAGACGGCGTTGGTTATGCAACGATTAGATTCTTACCAGCTCCAGATGGTGAGGATATGCCTTGGGTAAAGTACTTCAGCCATTCTATCAAAGGTAATGGTTACTTTATTGAAAATTGTCCAACTACTATTGGATTAAAATGCCCAGTATGTGATAACAACAATAAATTATATAAAGGAAATCAAGCAGAAAAAGATATGACAAAGGGTAGATTCCGTAAAAAGAACTTTATCTCAAATATCTTCATTGTAGATGATCCAGAACAACCAGAAAATAATGGTAAAGTATTTTTATTTGCTTATGGACCAGCAATCTACGCTATGATTGAAAACGCAATGAAACCAGAGTTCCCAACGGATACCCCAGTAAATCCATTTGATTTTTGGGCTGGTGCAAACTTTAAGATTAAAATCTGCAAGAAAACTGATACAGAATTCTTGACTTATGATAAATCTTCATTTGACGCACCTTCACCTCTATTAGGTGGTGATGACGAAAAACTAAAAGATGTTTGGGCAAAAGAGTATAAATTAAATCAATTCATTTCTCCAAGCGAATTTAAGACTTACGAACAACTAAACAAAAGATTTGAAGATGTTATTGGTGCTTATGACTTAAGTAAACCAAAATCAGCTTTAAATGCTAAAATTGATGATGAAATTCCAGATTATGATGAAGTGGAAGCTAAAGCATCTGCTCCAGTATTAGCAAAAGAAGAGATTGAAAATATCTCTGATGCTGGTTCTGAGCCAGATGAATATGATAACTTGTTTAATTAAATAATAGACAAGTAAAAAAGAGGGGTAGGCTTTCCGAGTAAGTCTACCCTTTTTTATTAGAATCCTTCGGTTACCCGGATATTAAATGGCTGCTCATATAATCTAGGATCTGATTGTGATATGTTATTGATTACACTCATATTAGAATTATATGTTTTTTCAATAGCTTTCATATCTTCTAATCTAGGTGGTTCTGACATTGTCTTAACGGTTTTCATTTTATTATTGAAGCTTTTCTCCATCATAATATCAGCTGCATAATCACGATTTACCGTATCTGGAACTACTGAAGATACATAAGCTCTTTCTTCTTTGATATTTTCTATTATCTTTTTATTAGTATCTTTTTCAAGTTGTCTTTGCCAATCTTTCTTGAATACATTGCCAACTCTACCAAAGAATCCTTTTTTACGTTCCCCAGTAGTAGCATCTATCTCGGCCAATGCCTCATCTTTTTCTTTATCGTTTAGATCTACATAAGACTTTTCTGCACGTTCGCTAATTTTTTCATTGTATAAAGTTGGGTTCTTTTCTTTTTGTTTAGATAGACTATATTCTTTATACTTCTTTACACCGAAATAACCTAATACAGCTACGGCTGCTGCTATGGCCGCTATAATACCCCATATAGGAGCGGTGACCCCTGCCAGAACGGCTCCTATTGAAGCAAATGCGGATCCTATTAAAGAACCTAAACCACTGAATAACGAAACAGCTGCAAGACCAATCTTAGCAAATACACCTTTGAAAAGACCAAGCAAAGGTTTTGCAATATGCTCAGCAAATCTAGCACCAAGATATTTAGATATAAATCCACCATCACCAGCTTTCTCTGCTTGAGCTTCTGAAAAGTTAATCAATCCATCTGCACCAGCAAGTCCAGCACCACCAGAAACTATATTCTTAAATGATGTATCACTCATTTCTTTTTGTGCTTCAAGAGAATCTGATAGGTATTCGTTCTGCTCAATTTGCTCTTTTGTTAAGTCTATAGCTTGAAAACCAGATTCATTAACACCTTTTAGAAGATTAGTGTTATTGGTAAGAATAGATCTAATATCATATAAAACAGATCCAATTTCAATAAGATAATCACCTATCTTTTCGGTCTTAGTATCAATAATACCTTGCACGTTATCTAACTTAAGAAGAATATCCCCACTCATAGATGTAGCAAACGGTGCTTCTGCTTCCATACCAGCACCACCTTCTTCTGGGTATGCTGCAAAAGATGGTGTCATCTTTTCAAACTTAGCAGTAGCATTATCCCACCAGGATTTGGCTTTTGATTTCTTAGGTGCTTCGGATTCTAATACAGATTCCTTTTCTTCTTCAAACTTAGCTCTGCGTTCTAATCTAGCTTCTTTTGAGAACTTGCGTTCGTATCCTTTGGTCATCCAATCACTAATCATACCACCACCAAGGAAACCTGGTAATATGGATCTTATAGTTCCAGCAATACCGGACACAGCTTCTTCTCCAAGACCATATAGAATACCGTCTTTAAGTTTCTTTTGCTCTTTCTCACGCTGCTTTTCTAGAATAAGTAATTGTTTATCAAGGTCATTATCATTAAGCTTTGATAACTTGACTAGGTCTAGATCTACTTTCTTTACAACATCAACATTATTCTTATATACTTTTGATACAAGAGCAACTATACCATTGACTAAACCAGTCTTTTGTTGTGTAAAGAAGTCATCACTGGCCTTTACAAAGTAATCATCTGGTATGCCTTGCTTTGGTACTATCTTGTCATTAGGAATGTCTATTTTCATTTTTATATTGTCCATATAAATAGTTGGTATGATACACTTTTATTTATAAGGACAGTAGTTGTGGCAAGACACTATAGACAAGGTAAGTTTACTCCAAAGCATCCAGAAAAGTATGTTGGTAATGTAAAGAATATAGTATTCCGCAGTTCCTGGGAATTGCGTTGTGCTTTGTATTTTGACCAGCATCCAAGTATTCTACAATGGTCTTCTGAAGAGGTAATAGTTGATTACATAAGTCCAGTTGATAATAGAGCACATAGATACTTTGTTGATTTTATTATTAAGTATAAGGATACTAAGGGAAATATACGAACAAGTCTAATTGAAGTAAAGCCATTTTGTCAAACTATACAGCCAGAACTAAAAAGTAAAAGGCAGATGAAAAGATATATAACTGAGCTAACTACTTGGGGTATAAATAATAGTAAGTGGAAGTCTGCAAAGGAATTTGCCGACAAACACGGTTGGGAATTTAGAATACTAACAGAAAAAGAGATAGGTATTTAATGGCTCAAACAGAGACATTTTTAGGTAAATTAACCAAGCAAAGGGATGCTATTGGACTTCGTAAGATGTCCACGGATTCTATGGATTGGTTTAGAAAGAAAGTATCTTTACTCGGTAAGTCTGCTTTTCAACGAGTTATGTCAGATGCTCAAGCAACCAATAAGATGCTTGCTAGAAGTCCTGGTATAGGTTTTATGTACACTTTTGCTTACTTTGCTAAGTGGGACGAGACATTACCTTATTGGGATAGATTCCCTTTGATTTTTATTATTGGTAGTTATGAAGATGGATTCCTTGGATTAAATCTACATTACTTACCACCAAAGTTAAGAGCTATATTATTAGATGCTTTGATGGCATTTGCAAGTAATAAAAGTATGCCAACAAAAGTAAAGATTAATGCAACATACCAAACACTTAAAGGATTTTCTAAGTTTGACTTAGTGAAGCCTTGTGTAAAGAGATACTTGTTTAGTCAGTTAAGAAGTGGTATAGCTAAAATATCCTCGGACGAATGGGAACCAGCTATATTTCTACCATACGAAAGCTTTGTTAGAAGTTCTAACTCTGGTGTATGGTCGGATAGTATCAGAGGTATAAGGAAGAAATAATGAGTAATTCTGAAAGAATAACACAGTCATCTTTAAGATGGGTAAATAAAAACATAATGCAAGAGTTCCTTGGTGTAGCAGTCAATGGAGCCAGACAGAATAGGTTTATTATAAACATTGTTGATACTAATACTAGATACCTAACCTTGGCTTGTCAAAGAGTAAAGTTACCAGGTATTACAACTGGAACCAATGACTTAAAGCACTTTGGTGAATTACATAAGAAAATAGCTGCAAATCGTACTTTTGGAGATGCTACGATGGAGTTTATTCTAAGTGAGTCCGGAAAGGAACGTGATTATTTTGTTAATTGGATGGACGAAACCTTTGATAGAACTACTAACACAGCAAAGTTTTTAGAGGACTATGTAAAAGATATTGAGATCCTAACACTGGATCTAGAAGGGAAGACAACTGGTGGGGTAAAGTTAATCAATGCATATCCACTTAATATCGGTGATATAGATTACAATATGAGCCAAGATAATGCTATAGTGCTTTTACCAGTAACCTTTACATTTTATAACCTACAAGAAATTAAACATACTTAACAACGGAGACTAGATAATGACATTAAATAATATAATAACAACACCAACCTATACTTTGAAATTACCAGTTAGTGGTAAAGATATCAAGTATAGACCATTTTTGGTAAAAGATGAAAAGATTCTATTACTTGCACAGAATGAGTCTGATACAAAGAATAGAATTGAGTCTGTAAAGCAAGTATTACGTAATTGCATATTGACAGAAGTAGATCTTGATAACTTACCGATTACGGATATTGAGTTTATATTCTTACATACAAGAATGAAATCCAAAGGGGAAGTTATAAATCTTATTAATACTTGTAAAGATTGCAAAGAAAAGAAAGCAATCGCTTTTAACCTTAATGAGGTAAAAGTACAGAATAATAAGAAAATAGATAACAAAATAATGATTAGTGATACTGTTGGAATTGTTTTACAATACCCAACATTTACCACAGCTGAAAAGTTTGCAACACTAGACGAAGGTGATAATATCAAGTTCATTGCAAACTGTATAGAATGTGTTTTTTCTGGTGATAAGGTATATGATTCTAAGACAACAACTCCAGAGGAATATGTTGAGTTCTTAGATAAGTTAGAGATATCACAATTCAAGCAACTTATTGAATTCTTTGAGAATCTACCAAGATTGCTTGGTGTTATAGAATATGATTGTAAATGTGGAAAGCATATTAAGATAGAGTTGGAAGGTCTATCCAATTTTTTATGATATTAGTTGGTGCTGAAAGTTTATCGGCTTACTACACCACCAACTTTAACTTAGTAAAGCTACACAATTTTACGATAAGTGAGCTTGAAAATATGATACCATACGAGAGGGAAGTGTATATTTCATTATTAGAAGATTATATAAAAAAGGAAGAGGAACGATTAAATGGAAAATGAGGTAGTAGAAATGGGTAATGAAAAAGTTCCGAATAAAAGAACGCAAAGAAAAAGAATGGCTTGGTTCGCTCTTGTTAGTATGCCATTGACAGTTCTTTTGTTAGCAATATGTCCAGAGTCAAAGTTGGTTGCAATGGACGAGATTCTTACTTGGTATTTTATCGGTATGACATCAATCGTTGGTGCGTATGTTGGATTCTCAAGTTTTGAAGACAAAATCAACAAGAAAGTAAATGAGTAAATAAAATGGCTACAGTACAATATCCAGCAAATCTTCGTAATGATAAAATTATTGGTAAAACATTGTTTATTGCCAAAGCACCAGCTGGTTCCTTAAATCGTGGTGGAAATATCGGTTATAACTCTGTTTTATTACCATTACCAGAATCTATGGCAAATCCAGTAAGTCCAAGATATGCAGCTGATACAGGTAGAATAAACAAATTGATTGGTGGTGAAGATACCGGTATAATCGGTGGTGCTGCAGCAACTGCAACATCATTTACCACAGGTCTGACTGGAACAAAAGGTGCTGGATTAACTAAGTCTGCTGGTATTGTAGCCAATACATTTATGACACTATACTTTGAAGGTATGGATATGCGTGTCTTTGACTTTAAGTATAACCTAATACCACAATCAGTAGAAGACCAAGATGCTATTATGGCAATCATTAAGTTCTTCCAGTTTCATAGCTCACCAGGTGGAGATAAAGAAACCGAGGGAACCTTAGATTATCCATCTGTATTTAATATAACCTTTCAAGGTAAGTCTGCTGCTTTTCTACCAAAGATACAACCAGAGGTAGTTTGCACTTCTTGCATACCAACCTTTGAGAATCTTGATACTGGATTTTATACAGGTATGCCAGCAAAAGTATCATTAGAACTTAAGTTCTCAGAACAAAAGATCGTAACCAAAGAAGATTTTAGATAGGAGTTATATAATGGCTTATTTTGAGAAGTTTAATCTAATAACATATAATAATACAATCTGCACAAACTTACTGCAACGTGTGATTAGTAATAACCAGTTACCACAACAGTACTTTACTTATTATGTTGTGCAAGACGGTGAGAAACCAGAAACGGTTGCTTATAAACTCTATGGTAATGCAGAATATCACTGGGTTATTATCCTATTGAATAATATAATAAATCCACAATTTGACTGGATTTTATCTTCAGTAGAACTAACAAGATATATAGACAAAAAGTATGGTTCTTATAATGGATCTTTAGTTCATCATTATGAAACAACAAGTGCTTCGGAACCACAGTTACCAGCAGGAACAGTAGTAAACTCAGATTTTATACCTGCTGATTGGATTGTTGCAGTAACTAATGAAGAGTATGAGTCTGCTATCAATGAAACTAAAAGACAAATCAAAGTAATCAATCCAACATACTTAAAACAATTTGAAAGAGATATAGAGAAACTCTTAAAGGTTAACTAATATGTCCGGTGATGTAAAAACAAGAATTAACTCTAATGAAAGTACTGCATTACAGAAGAATCTTGCTGAGATTGACTATATCCAGTTGGTATCTAACTCTAATGATATATATGATATTAAAAGGATAATTACAGAAATTGAAGTCTACGAAGATCTAATTAGACCAGCAATATCAGCAACTATAAAGATAGCTGATGATAAATGCTTTCTTGATATGCTACCTATTACCGGATTTGAGACCATCAGAATTAAGTTTAAGTCTATGAATTATAAACCAAAAGATATATTTGATGGTTATGTAAAAGAGTTTATTATCGTTCGTTTAAGAAACATTATACAAGAAAAAGAAGATTTAAAGACCTATACCCTGGATCTAGTTACTAAGGATGCACTTGAAGATATGCGGTTGAAGATAACTAAGTCTTATCGTAATATGAAAGCATCTGATATTGTAAAGGAATTATTGACCAGCAAAGAACCTTATGGATTAGGTTTACCACTAACAGGTCGTAAAGAAGAATATGACAGAAAGAGTATTACAATAGAGCCAACCAAGTTTGATGATAGTGTTATTGGAACTTATAAAAGTCCTTTTGAAATGATTACTTGGTTAGCTTCACGTTCCATTGGTGAATACATAAACACCAAAGGAAAACAAGTATCTGCTAATTACTTTTTCTTTGAGAATAAACGTGGATATAACTTCACACCAATAGAAAAGTTATCTTATGCAGATCCAAAAGGCACTTTTCTTTATGGACTTCGTGATAATGTAGAAAAACACCGTGAGATAATGTATTCTAATAATGGTGTCAAAAAGGATCTAATACACGAACTAGGCTTTCCAGAGAACTATAACATTGTGCAGAACTTTAGAAATGGTATGTATTCCAATCGTGTTTTATCATATAATATCAACACCGGAGATATAAATGATATAAAATCTAACTATCAGGAATACTTTGCAGACTATGACAATATGTCTGGTGGTCAAAAGTTACTGCCAGAAAATATGATAGATCGTGTTATAAATCAAAACGATGCTTGTCTTAAAGCTATACCAACTTGCCCAGTTCTTTATGATGATATGCCGTCAGAGATTACTTTACCAGAGCAATATGTTATGAATAGGTTAGTTTATAGACAGATTCTAAATAATAACAGAATTCATTTGACAATCAACGCAAACTCGTTATATACAGTTGGGGACATAGTTAATATAGAAATATATGATACTAAAATGGTACAAGACGGTAACGGAGTTCAAAAACAAGTAGATCTGAATAAGTTCTATAGTGGGAAATACTTGATTACAGCAGTTAGACATATTATAACAAGAACAAGTTACTTAATGCGAATTGAAGTAATAAGGGATAACGTAGAGAATCTAATGGGGATTAAATTATAATGCAAGACAACAGATTTCTAGGTAGAAATGGATTCTATTGGTTCTTCGGTGTAGTAGAAGATCGCAACGATCCTTTACGTATGGGTAGAGTTCGTGTTAGAATTATTGGTTACCATACAGAAAACAAAAATGACTTACCCACGGAAGACTTGCCTTGGGCTTCCCCTATTCTACCAATTACAGCTGCTAGCATATCAGGTGTTGGATCTGCTCCAATCGGTCCAATAGAAGGAACTCGTGTTTTCGGATTCTTCATAGATGGTGAGTCAGCACAAATACCTATGATACTTGGATCCTTGCCTGGAGTGCGTGTCTCTGCAGTAGATCTATCAGAAGGCTTTTCGGATCCCTCTGGCACCTATCCGATTGTGCCAGAACCTGATTATACGGAAGGTAGTCCAGTACCAGATAACAGTCATTTCATTGGAACTTCAAACGATGAAGTAAATTATATTAATGAATTAGATAGCTTACAAGCAGATTTAATTGGAATAAGTGATTTAGCTAAAACGGAACTACAGAATCTTAACGGTGCTAGTTATGTATCTTCTGGCATACAAGAATCTATCAATCTAATTGATGGAATGCTTAATAGTGGAACTCAGACTAATCTTGCTCAGTTAGTTACTACACTTAACAATGTTTCTGGAGTTAATAGTAATCTAACAGGTTTCAATGAGATTCTAACAACACAAGCATTAGTTGGGGAAGCAATCAATAAGATAAATGGTTCGGGCAACTTTACAGACAATTTATATAGTGCCAAGTCTATTCTTGGTAGATTTACAGTATTCACACCAACAGTAGATAAGATAAACAAGGTTGAAGCTGTAAAGACGGAGCTGATACAATTTAATCAAAGTTTTGTTGGTGTTTCTCAGTTTTCAACTATACCAATGACACCGATTATTGACGCTGCGCTAAAAGCTATTAGTGTTGGTGGAACTTCGGTATCGGATCTTATTGCAATGTATAATACGGTAAATGCTAATGTAATGACAGCATATAACCAAGTAACTACTATGAAGCAATCAATCCCTACACAGATAAGCAATTCTAATATCACTACATTACTTGGATTGGCAAACAATATGATTGGTAAAGTACAGATGCCAGTAGATGGTTCTATTATTACCAATTATGGATTGAGAAAGAATCCATTATCCCAACAAGTTATATCTTTTCATAAAGGTGTTGATATAGAAGCACCAACTGGAACTATGATAAATGCAGTAGATACCGGTGTGGTTACTTTTGCTGGTAATTATGAAAGCTATGGTAACCTTGTAGTGATTAAACATAAGAACGGAACGGCAGCAAGGTATGGTTTACTTGGTTCTATATTAGTATCAGTCAATGATATTGTTGGTAAGGGACAAGTTATAGGAACTGCTGGAACGAATAATTTACATTTAGAACTAAGAGCAAATGAATTATTAGATGATAATGTACCAAGTATAGATCCAACACCGATACTAACTGGATCTTCTGTGGTAGAAACAATAGAATGGAATTAGAATAATGAAAACCTTTTTAATAAATCCAGCAAATGATATCAATGAGTTAGCTACTGGTGATGATAGAACCAAGGTTGCTTTTCAAAATGAAGTTCGCATAACCACGGCAAAGACTGCCACAGATTCTACCATAGAGGAACCAGCAACTCAGTCTGCTCCAAAGTATCCATATAACCACGTTAATACAACGGAATCTGGTCACATTAAAGAATATGATGATACCCCCGGTAAAGAACGTATCTTTGAGATGCACAGATCTGGAACCTTTTATGAGATTAGTCCTGATGGATCCAAAGTAACTAAAGTTTTTGGTGATGGTTTTGAGATAATACTTGCAGATAATGCGGTAATCGTTGGTGGTAATCGTAATGTTATTGTCAATGGTGATTGCAATCTTCTAGTCCAGGGTGATATTACAGAAAAAGTTGGTGGTAACTATACTCAGATCGTCAATGGTAATTATACCTTACGGGTAGAAGGTGACTATGTATCAAGAGCAACTAATCATCAGATAGAAGGTGTAAGTTATCAAACCATATTATCTGGAGCTATAAATCTGCAATCAGCACAAACAACTATTAGAAAATGCCATATAGTAGATTTTACTCTAACAGGTAATATCGTTGCTAATAGTTTAGGTTCTGGTGCAATATCTAATGGAACGGTTGACTGGGCAAATAATGGTACAACACCAACAAGTAAAGATCCAGGTAAAGGACAAGATGTATCTGACTTAATAACACCGGCAGTGGATACCCAGTTGTCAAAAAAGAATACTGGCAATACACAAAGTAGAGTCTTTAAGAAAAGGTTTAGCTAATGACAGCACTTAGTCTTTATGAGATTAAAAAATATGGTATTGATAGAATTTGCATACTTGCGGATAAGATCTACCACGGACAATCATTAAAGACTATAGACCAAAAGTATATTAAAATAGATTCTTTACAATATGAAGATATCACAATAACAGTTGGTAAAAGTACTCATAGACAGTTTGAAAATAGACTAATTAAGTTCTTTGATAAAATACCAAACAAAGCAAGGGTTACCATAAACAATAGATATAATCTTGGATATCTACTAAAATCAGAAGACTTCGGTGGAGAACCAAAAGGTAATCAAGGTAATAAGTTTGAAGATGATGTTTATCGGAATCTAATAACAAGAACTGGTAAGTATAAAGAACTGATTGATTTCATTAACAAATATAAAATAAACACTATAAGCAACTCTGCTGGTTATAAACCATTTAGACCATTGATAATCAAAAATAAAAGTATCGTAAGTGGTCTAATAGATTCTGAATGCGATTTATCCGATGTTGGTAATGCAGTAGCTGATATTCAATTATATACTAAGTACAGACGGATAAACCTATCTCTAAAATATGGTAATAGAATATCCTTAATTAACAATAGTATAATTGGATTGATACCAGTAAGTAGTTATAGAACTGGCAAGTTTTCTGATAATGCAAAGAAACTATTAGAGTTCTTTGGAATAGATACCAACAAGTTTAGATCTTCATTTACAAGATATAAAGGAACTTCAATAGGTTGTGATGAGATCGTTGATGTTAGTAATAGTGTAAATATATATAGAATCCGCAAGTTTATATCCTCTGTTATTGGAACTAATTATTATATGGTACATTTTTATAAAGGTTTATCAATAAAAAGAATAGATTCCACGGTAAATGCTGATTGGTCTAATATAAATAGAGTTAAGGTAATCTATCCAAAGAATAATTGTAAGAAGCAAGTGGAAGTTAGATTAGTTGGTGATAAGGTGGATTTTGTTATAAGTTTTAGGAATACCCGTGGTGGAATACTACCATCTCATTTATTATGTTATATAGTTTTTAAAGAGGGCAGGTAAATGGAATTCAAATCAAGATTAGCAAAGATATTCAATGAAGTACAAGAACAAAAGAATATCCAAGAACTTAAAGCAAAAGTAAAACAAGCTCGTGAAGAATATGGTTATAGGGATCCAGACCACTGTCAAGAATTAGTAGATGCCGAGTGTGAATATAAAGAAGCAGTTGCGCAAGCTATTGAAAAAAGAATGGAAAAATTAGGTTTTTAATATGAAACAAAATATAATCAATAGTATAAATAACTTATTGAAGACACAGCATATTGACCAGTTAACTGTAATTGAAAGTTTGAGATTTCTTAATGATTGGTATACTAAATTCTCATTAGATCCAGTTATTATACCACAAGAAGATTCTGTTATATGTTTAGATTTCAATACATTTATACTGGTGTTTTATGTAGATAAGATTGAGTTTATAAAAGAACCAGAACTATTAACCTTTGGAAGTGCAAGAGAATTATGGCAGTATCTAACAAAATAGCGGATAATAATGGAACGTATCAGTATAAAGATATTGATGTTAGCTTTCTAAAGCATCCGATAACTAATGACATAAGAACCAAGACTGACGTAGAAGCTATTAAGCAAAGTGTATCTAATCTTTTGCAAACAAGTTTTTACGAAAGAGCTTTCCATCCAGAGATTGGTTCGTTATTAAAAGCTACATTATTTGAGCCATTGGACGATATTACAAAAGCTTTGGTATTTGAAGAGATTAAGACCATTATAAAGAATTGGGAGCCACGTGTAATACTTCAAGATGTTGAGATAAACGAAGATCCAGATGGTAATGAGTTAAGAATAACAGTTTCCTTTCAGATTACTGGCCGCATAGAATTAGGAACGATAACACAAACAGTTTCTTTAATAAGAGTAAGATAAGATGACAGATTTACGAGTAACCGAATTAGATTTTGATACAATCAAGACCAACTTAAAGACTTTTCTAAAGTCAAAGCCAGAGTTTACTGATTATAACTTTGAAGGTGCTGGTCTATCAGTATTATTAGATGCCTTAGCATATAATACCCACTATAATGCAATAAATGCTAATATGATTGGAAGTGAGATGTTTCTTGATACTGCACAGAATCGTTCAAGTATCGTTTCAAGAGCAAAAGAATTAAATTACTTACCTACGAGTAAGACAGCGTCTGTAGCAACATTAAGGGTAACCTTTGTGCCAGTTGGTAGTCCAAATCCTGCTGTAATTAGTAAGAATACTCAATTTAATGCAATACTTAATAACAAGAATTATCTATTCATTACAACGGAAGCCTATAACGTAGTCCCAGTCAATGATGTTTATACTGCTGATATTGATGTATATCAAGGTGGATATGCAACTTATAATTATGTTGTAGATAGTCTAAATCCTAACCAAAGATTTATTATACCAAACAAAGATGTTGATACAAGATTCCTTTCTGTAAAGGTAAAAGATACTTCGGTGTCGGTAACTGATAGAGAATACTTATATAGTTCAAATGTGGTAAAAGATGCTATTACATCTACTTCGGAAGTTTATTATCTACAAGAGACCTTTGATGGTTATTTTGAAGTAAAGTTCGGTGATGACGTTCTAGGCAGAAATCCAACTGATGGATCTATTATAACAATAGAGTATTTAATTACTGCTGGTGCAGATGCTAATGGTATTCAAAGCTTTACGAGATTATCTACTGTAGCAGGAACAACCAATGTTTCTATAACAGTTTTAAGTGGATCTGCTGGTGGTGCTGATATAGAGGATATAGAAAGCATTAGAACTATGGCAACAAAGTTCTATCAATCACAAAACAGGGCATTAACTACCGATGATTATTCAGTGATTATTAAAAAGAATTATCCAATCATTAAAGATGCAGTAGTCTGGGGTGGAGAAGATAATCTACCAACTCCTGTATATGGTAAAGTATTCGTATCATTAGAACCAAACTCTGGGTATTATCTAAATGAAGTAACCAAAGCACAGATCCTAGCAGATATTAGATCTTCTTATGCGGTGGTAACTGTAAAACCAGAATACGTTGCACCAGAATATCTTTATATCAATGTAAGTTCTAATGTAAATTATAACTCAAGTGAAACAATCAAGACAGTAAGTCAATTACAGACCTTGGTAAGTTCTGCAATTACAACTTTCTTTGCTGACTTTGTGGATATCTTTAATTCAAGTGTTATTTTATCAAAGTTAAGTTCTGCTATAGACGATGCAGATACTTCAATTACTGGTAATACAACTGGAATAAGTCTTGATTACAGACTATCACCAACTACCAATGTCGCAACAAGATATACCGTAGACTTTGCAAATCCGGTAAAACCTGGTTTATTAACAAGTACAACTTTTAGTGTCAGTGGTGTTTCTGGATATTATTTTAGAGATGTACCAACTGGGGTTGCTCCATATAGCACTGGTGTTATTCAAATCGTAAGATCCATTGGTGGAACTATTGAAGTATTAGATTCTGCAGCTGGAACCATTGATTATACAACTGGTTACGTAGTATTAACTAACTTTATTACAAGTGGATTTACGGGCAGTTATATAACAATAACGAGTACCTTACTTCCAAGTGTTACCGAAGTTAATCTAACCAGTATAAATAACGAAGTAATCACGAACGGACGCAATCAGATATTAAAGTTGAATAATATCGTAGCCAATGTAGTAGCAAAATAAAATGGAAACTGAGTTCTACAATCTTAAGACGGTATTTGATAGGGTTATACCAGAATTTATAAAGGATGACTCAACCAGTCTTTTCACGACTTTTCTAGAATACTATTATGAATATCTAGATACTGTTGGTAATGCCGGTGAAAGAACTTATAATTTATTACAATACCGTGATATAGATGAGACAGATCTTACAGAATTCTTAACCTATTTTAGAAAGACTTATATTGATATTCTACCAGTAAACTATCTGGCAGATTCTTCTTTACTTATTAAAAATATCAAATCCCTATACGGAAGCAAAGGTACTGAGAAGTCCTTTAAGTTTCTATTCCGTGTATTATATAATCAAGATGTCAACTTCTATTATCCAAAAGATGATTTATTAAGACCATCAGACGGTAAGTGGGTAGTTGAAACTTCATTAAAATGCACGAATAACACAGGTAACTTTGGTGACCTAGTAAATAGACAGATAACAGGTCTAACTTCTGGAGCTACTGGTATTGTTGAATATGCAGTTAGCTATGAGTTAGAAGGTGTAAAAATTGCAGAATTCTTTCTAAGTTCTGTGAAGGGTACATTTCTACCAGGTAGACTAATCGCTGGAACCAGCGTTGATGGAACAGTTATACAAGAACGTTCGTTTGAAGTTATATCTGGTCTTACTGTGGTAAATGGTGGATCTGGTTATAAGAAAGGTGATAAGGTTTATATAGTTACCAACGATTCCAATATGAGTATTCTTGGATTTGGTGTAGTAACTGCATTGCAATCTTCACCGATTAGTTCTATTGGGGTTCTTAATGGTGGTAGTAATTATAATGGCAACTACAAGATAGTAACCACATTAAACAATCTACCAATGAATTCTGTATATAATAACCAAGTTTTACTTAATCAGGTTGTATCTGGTCTAACTTCTACCGATATTGATTATCTAAACTTACCAATGAATTCTACTATAACCTCAACTATTATAAATGGAACTGGGGATATTGTATCTATCATAGACAATCCTGGATCCACTGGTAACGGTGCAACTGCTGTGGTTGATGTTGTTGATAATGCTGGTGCTATTATAACAGTAAAACTAATATCAGCTGGTAAGTCCTATGAGACTCCAACAGCAACGGTAACTTCTGCAACTGGAACTGGTGCTATCTTATCCGTATCAGGTGGAACTTCTGCAATATCAAGTGTAGTTGTACAAAATCCAGCACCTATTCTGACCGGTAATATAAATGATTATACAACGGATACAATAGGTTATGGTAATAATAATGCCACATTTTCCTTTACAACATCAGCATTAGTATCATATCCCGGTAAATGGTTAACCGATGATAGTAAATTAGATTCTACAAAGAAACTACAAGATAACGAATACTGGCAAGAATACTCTTATGTATTGAAATCTGAGTTAGATACTGCAACTTTCGCAGATGCAGTTAAGCCAACAGTGCATCCTGCTGGTATGAAGATGTTTGGTGAAGTAAATTACACTCGTGTTTTATATACGCCAATAACATTAGAATCTATTACTGGTAATACAGATCTTATATTCTTTACAAGTAATGTAAATCTATATCCAGTTGAGATAAACTACTTTACAGAAATTGAAACGCAAATAGAAAGACCAACTTATCTTTATGAATTAACAATAGACGAAGTTATACAGATATATGGTCCTGATATTGCTACTATTGCAACATTGACACCAGGAACAGCAGTTACTACTCCAACTATGGATAGTATGCAACCGAACATTAGAGGTAATTATATTTCTATTACATAGTATAAATATAAGAGATATTATAACAAAGAGGACTCAAGATGAGTACAATTATTAAAGAAAATTATAAAGTAAAAACAGCATTTGACTTTGTTAGTTCGGTAACAAGAACAACACCTAGTCCAGATATCCTATATGCTGGTATTGGTAAAAATACTGCTTGGTCAAATGAAGCTTCACCTGATACTGCGGTAGATTCCGTAGCAACAGAAGTAGCATTAAGACAAGCAACGTTGGGTATTAAGAAAGTTACTAGTGCTGATATTTGTTTGGTTATTCAAAGAATTAACTGGACAACTGGAACGACTTACGATGCTTATACTGATAGCACAACAAGTTTATTCGGTAGCAACTTTTATGTATTGACCGATGATTACAATGTTTATAAATGCATTAGTAATAATGGATCTGCACCATCAACTGTAAAACCAACTGGAACTTTAACTACAACGATTACCACTGCTGATGGTTATCAATGGAAGTTTATGTACGATTTAGGACCAGCTGTAGCAACCAATTTCTTGGTTACTGATTGGTTACCAGTTCCTACTGGAACACAAAAAACGGCACAACAACTAGCAGTAGAAGCTGCTGCAACTTATGCAAGTGGATCTCCAATCGGTGGACACGGTAAGAATGCTGCTTTGGAACTTGGTGCTTCAACTGTGATGGTAAGATATACCTTTGTTGGAAATGAGATGCCAATAGATACATTTAGACAAGTATTCTTGTGGTCAAATCCATTAGATAATTCTGCAGTTGCCTTGACAGGTGATACTTATGTGGCTGCTGATTATGATTTATTAAGTGGAACTATCTTATATTCTGAAAATAGAACATCTATTACTAGATCTACAAGCCAAACGGAAACAATCCACTTGGTAGTTGATTATTAGAAATTAAAGGATAAACAATGACTATTAATCTTAATACAGATCCATACTTTGACGATTACTCTGAGACGAAAGATTTTATCAAAATACCTTTCAAACCAGGTGTAGCAGTTCAAGCACGGGAACTAACACAAATACAAGATATTCTTCAGAAACAAATTGAAAGATTTGGTAATCATATATTCAAAGAAGGAAGTATGGTTATTCCTGGTGAGATTAGTGTAGACCTTACTTATAAGTATTTGAAATTACAACCACAATATAGTGGTTCTGATATTGATACAGCAGACTTTTTGGATACACTTATTATTGGTAAGACCTCTGGTGCTTCTGCTCGTGTAGTTGCAGTGTCAGCTGCTGACTTAACAGATCCAAATACATTATTCATAAAATATGCTTCCGGTGATAGTGTTAAGACTGTAGCAGTTAATACAGTATCAGGATCCAATAAGATTACAAGTTCTGTTGATATTCTAAGCACATTTATTGTTGGTGCAACTATTACGGGAACTGGCATACCAGCTAATACATCAATCACAGCAGTTAATACTAGTCTTAATGAAGTTACTATTTCAAACAATGCAACTGCTTCTGCTACTGGTATTACAGCAACATTGACAACGGCATCTGTTTTTTCTAATAACGAAAATATCGTTGTAGTAGATGAAACACTCGGAATTGAAAGTGCAACAATAGCAACGACTTATGCTTCAGCTGCAACTGGAACTGGTTCTGCCGTAACTATCAATGATGGTATATACTTTTCACAAGGTTACTTTTTAAGAGTTGCAAAACAGACTTTAATCCTTGAAAAATACAGTGCAACACCATCATATAAAGTTGGTTTATTCCTAGACGAAAGTTTAGTAACTGCTTCAGATGATAGTTCATTAAACGATCCAGCAAGTGGTTATTCAAACTTCAATGCTCCTGGTGCTGATAGACTTAAAATTGAATTAACCTTAGCTAAGTATGCTTTAACAGCAACTCTTGGTGATGGATTTATTGAATTACTTCGTATTGATACCGGTGTTATACAAGAACTAGTTGTTAGAACACAATACTCAGAATTAGAAAAGACCTTAGCTCGTAGAACTTATGATGAGTCTGGTGATTATACAGTAAGAGCATTCCCGATTGAAATTCGTGAGCATCTAAACGATACTACCAATCGTGGTATCTATACAGTTGCTCAAGGTGGAGATGCTACAAAGTTGGCTATTGGATTGGAACCTGGTAAAGCTTATGTAAAAGGTTATGAGATTGAGAAGATATCTACAACCTACGTAGCAACCGATAAAGGACGTTCTACCAAGTCAGTATCCAATTCAGTTATACCAGTAACTTATGGAACTTATTGTTTAGTCAATACAACCAAAGGAACTTTTAATATCAGTGCTTTTGATACAGTTCTTTTGAAAAATGCTGTGCATAATGGAACTGATACTTCAGCTGGTACCCAAGTTGGTACTGCAAAAGTAAAAGGTTGGCAATATGTAAGTGGAACTATTGGTTCTTCTGCAATCTACAAGTTATTCCTTTATGATATTGTAATGACTGGGTCTTATGTATTTGCTACCGATGTAAAATCCATTGTAAAAGCTGGCACTCCTAATATGCTAACCGATACAGTTTTGACCGGTGGTGAAGCATTACTTTTTGATAATAGTATCAATACAAACTTGGTACAATTACCAAACTCAGTTATTAAAACTGTAAAACCATCTGGCTCAAGTGATACATCATATAAGATTATGAGATTTTATACAGGTGCCTTGACTGGTGGGGTTATTACTTTAACAGCAGGAACCAATGAGATCTTTTCTAGTTATTCAGCATTAAGATATCGTTTAACAAAATCTGATGGAACCGTAGTAGATTTAGCTGGATCTGGTAACTCTGTTGTACTAGGTGGTTCTCCAACTGGTAAACAAGTTACTATTACAGTATCTGGTGGTGGAACTGATACAGTTAGAATTCTTGCAACATTGACCAAATCTTCTGTAGCAGAAAAGACCAAAACATTTACCAATAGAGTTCAAACTGGATTGGCTTCCGGGTCATCTGTAGCATTAGATCGTGCCGATATATTCCAAATCAATTCTATTATGTCTGGTGCTATTGATGTAACCGATAGATTTACCTTAGATAATGGTCAAAGAGATAATACATACGAACTTGGAGCATTATACTTAAAATCTGGCGCAACCAATCCTGGTGGAACTTTAGATGTTGATTATGATTACTTTGAGCACGGTGCTGGGGATTACTTCTCGGTAGATTCTTATGCTGGTGTAATTGATTATGCAGATATCCCAGTTTATACTGGATCTAATGGTATTACATATAATCTAAGAGATTGTTTAGACTTTAGGCCAAGACAAAATAATACAGGATCTGGTTACTCAGTTTTATCAGAACTTATTGTAAGTGGTGAAGATGTTAGTGTAAGCTATGAATACTACTTACCAAGAATAGACAAAGTATACCTTGATTTATCAGGCAATTTTGGTGTTATACAAGGCAATCCTTCAGATACACCATCAGCTCCTAGTGCTCCAGATACTGCAATGGGTTTATATGATGTTTTAATACCTCCATATACTTTTGCAACGACAGACGTAGCAGCTTCTATTATTGAAAATAAAAGATACACTATGCGAGATATTGGTAAGATTGAAAAACGTGTCCAGAATCTTGAATACTATGTGTCTTTATCATTATTAGAAAAAGAAACTGCTGAGTTGTTTATTGATGATGGTACCGGTGTTAACCGCTTTAAGAACGGATTCGTTGTAGATAACTTTACAACCACACAAGTAGCAGATTATAATGACGCAGATTATAAAGCATCTATTGATATTGAAAAACAAACATTAAGACCAAACTTCTATACTGGTAATATCAAATTAGAATATAATGCTTCTAGTTCTGCAAACGTTCAGTTAACTGGTGATATTTTAACTTTACCATATACACCAATAGCTTATATCACACAAGACCAAGCTTCTGGTTATATCAATATCAATCCGTATGACGTATTATTCTACAAAGGTTCAATGACAATTAGTCCATCTTCAGATGATTGGAAAGATACTTCACGTGCTTCTGATGTTGTTATAACAGAAAACGTAACCAATCTTGGTGGACAAGCAGATTACGCTGCTGGTAAAAATGAGATCTTTAATATCAACGGACATCCAATCTGGGGTGAGTGGAAACAATTCTGGTTTGGTAGTTCTGATGTAAGTGGTAGCAGCCGTTCTAAACAGTTGATAACCAATTCTTTAAGTGCTGTGCAAGCATTAGGAACTGGAGCAACTTGGGAAAGAACTGGTTATGCTCAGATATCAGTATCTAACAGACAAGTAATCAATGATAAGATCCTAAGCTCAACCGCAATTCCTTATATGAGAAGCAATACTATTAGCTTCACGGCAACTGGATTGAAACCAAGTACTCGTGTTTATGGATTCTTTGACGGTGTAGCAGTTGATGGATATATTACCCCAACGGGTCAAGCACTTAGTACACCAATGGTAACCGATACTTCGGGATCTATTAGTGGAACCTTTACAATACCAAACACCGATACGGTAAGATTTAGAACCGGAACGAAGATGTTTAGATTGTCAGATTCTTATATTGGTGATGTATCTGCTGAAGAAACTAATGCAGAAGCTGGTTATACGGCATCTGGTATATTAGAAACACGTCAAGCAGATGTAATATCAACAAGGGTAACTTTGAATGGTCAATACTTAGATCCATTAGCTCAATCATTTATGGTAACTACTGTCGGTGGTGCTTTTATCAGTAAAGTTGATGTATTCTTTGCTTCTAAGGATAGTAAGAATATACCAGTTACTTTACAAATTAGAAATATGGTAAACGGAACACCTGGATCTACTATCGTGCCAATGTCAACAGTAACTTTATTACCTGCTTCAGTTAATACAAGCACAGATGGAACGGTAGCAACAACATTTACTTTTGAAGGACCAGTCTACTTACAAGAAGGACAAGAATACGCAATCACGTTATTAAGTACTTCAAATGAGTACAATGTATGGATTGCTACTATGGGTGAAAGACAATACCAAACAGACCAGATAATTTCTAAACAACCTTATCTTGGTGTCTTATTCAAAAGTTCAAATGCTTCTACCTGGACAGAAGACCAATTAAGTGACTTGAAGTTTACTTTATATCGTTGTCAATTTAATACTTCGGTAACTGGAACTGCGGTTCTTGAAAATGAAGCTGTACCAGTAGTAACCTTAGGGTCCAATCCATTACTAACAGCTAATGCTTCTAACATTGTAGAAGTAACTCATACCAACCACGGAATGCAAAATGGTGATAAAGTAACCTTAGCTGGTGCAACTGCAACTAATAACATACCAGCAACGGAACTTAATGCTTCACATACAATAGCTAACGTATTACAAAATAGTTATACTATTACAGTAACTACGAATGCTAATGCTACTGGTGTTGGTGGTGGAACTGCAATAACAGCAACCGAAAATAAACCTTTGGATTCTATGTATATTGGATGCCAGAATCTAGTATTTAATGATACTAGTTTAACTTTCACTGGTAAACTAACAACCAATGGATATGTAAAAGATACCACAGCAAGAGCATTGATTGTAAATGATACTATTGATAACGATGATGAATACATTATCGCAAGTTCAATCAATGAAACAACAAGCTTAAGTGGTAATAAATCCTTTGAGATAACTGGTACATTTACTTCTGATTTAGATAATATCAGTCCAGTTATTGACTTACAAAGAACTTCTGTAGTAAGTATTGGTAATATCATCAATAATGATTACACCAATGAAGATACAGCAGTAGCAGGAAATGCCTTGGCTAGATACTTTACAAAACGAGTAAACCTAACCAGCCCAGCAAATGCTCTACGTGTTTATTTTAGTGCATTAAGACCAAACGCTGCTGATATTAAAGTTTACTATAGAATCTTAAAAGATGATAACAGTGGTAAGTTCTCAGATGTAGCTTGGACGGCAATGACTGCTGCAATAACAACTCCAAAGTCTGATACTACAATAAAAGATTATGAATACTATGCAGATAGTTTACCTGGTTTCTCAATCTTTGCTATTAAGTTGGTAATGGTTACTTCAAATACAGCTGATGTACCATTGATTAAAGATTTCAGAGCAGTTGCTACGGGGTCTTAAAATGAAGATTAAAATAGATAATGAATTAGTAAGAGATACTGACAGCTTCGCAGTTATAAATAGTAACAGAAGCAAGTTAGAGCAAGCAAAAGAGCAGAAGTATAGAAGACTGCAAAATATGAATAGATTAGACCGCTTAGAAAATGAAATGACCGAAATCAAAGCTCTTTTGCAAGCTATCACAAAAAAGATGGATAAGAAATGACAATAAACATAGCTTTACAAACTGATACTTTTGAGACTTGGAGACTTCGTCTTAATGATACTATTGCTTTTGCTAATGCAGTAGGATCCGCAAGTGCAGTAACCATAACCGGTGGATCTATATCCAGTTGTGCAATAACAGGTGGTTCTATCAATGGAACTACTATTGGTGCAACATCAAGAAGCTCTGGTGCATTTACAACATTAAGTTTGAATACGGCATTAAGTATTGCTAATGGTGGAACTGGTGGTAATACAGCAGAAACAGCAAGATCTGGTTTAGGACTTGGAACTTTAGCAGAACAGAACTCAAATAATGTAAGTATAACCGGTGGATCTATAACAGGTATTAGTCCTATTACAATATCCAATGGTGGAACTGGTGCTGGTAATGCTTCAGATGCAAGAGTTAATCTTGGTCTTGGTAATATGGCAACTCAGAATGCTAATAACGTAGCAATAACTGGTGGTAGTATTGATGGTGTATCTATTGGAACTGGAGTAACTGGTTTATTTAGAGATCCAATGACAGCTGCTTATGACATTGTTTATCGTGATGGAACCAATATTTCTAATAAATTAGCAAAAGGATCTGCTGGAACTTCTCTACGTGTTAATAATTCAAATGTACTTGGATATGGTGGTGCTATTCTTATTGAAGAGCAAAATGCATCTACCAACTATAAAATGTGGGTAGGTAGTTTGGCTCAGTATAATGCTATTGGAACGAAAGACAGTACAACACTTTACTTTGTAATATAGGATTTGATATGCTAAAACAAGGTACTAATTCTGTAAGACTTTACCAAGGAACTAATACGGTTAGAAGAGTTTATCAAGGAACGTCTTTGGTTTATTCTTCATTTCCAGCTATAGATGGATTAGTATCATACTTCAAATTGGATTCTAATGCTGATAATAGTGTAAATGCTTCTTATAATGGTACTGCATCTAATATATCTTGGATAGCCGGTAAAATTGGAACAGCTGCTAGTTTTAATGGTTCAAATAGTTTAATATCTTCAACTCAACCAAATGTAACTAATAATTTTGCTTATTCATTGTGGGTTTATCCGGGATCTAATATCACTATTGCCTCAGAAGCAAATCTTGGTACCTCTGGACAGACTGGCCAAAAATATGTTATTGGACCAGTAAATGGTGGTAATTCTTATGAAGGAATGGGTATATCTGTAGGTGGTAATGGTGTACAAATAGTATCTCACTGGACTGGTAATATACCAGTATTATTAAGTTATTCTGCTTCTATGCCAAATACTTGGTTCCACATTGTAGTTAACTGTACAAATAGACAACCATCTTTATATATAAATAATGTACTGGTAAGAACAGGATTGACAGCGTATACTTCAGCAGTTAGTGGTAGTTTAACATATTTGGGTAATACATATCCTGCTTATGGTCCTTATCAAGGATACGCAGATGAAGTTGCTTGTTTTAACAGAGTTTTAACAACATCAGAAATATCTGAGTTATATAACGGTGGAAGTGGTATAACATATTAGGAATTAAGAAATGACAATAAGTATAGTAAATAATACAGATACAATAGACACCTGGAGACAGAGAACCAATCAAGTTATAAGCTTTGTGAATGGTCCTTCCCCTTTGATTGCTACAACGGTCAAATTACAAGATTATATTAATCCATCACATTATTTAACTTTAAGAGTAAATGAAGATCTTACTGGTGATAGAATACTAAACATTATTACCGGAGATACAGATAGAACTTTAACTCTTAATGGTAATGCTACAATCACTGGATCTAATACAGGTGACCAAACAATTACTTTAACTGGTGCCGTAACTGGAACCGGAACTGGTACTTTTTCAACAACTTTAGCAGATTCTTTAGTTGGAACTCCTGGAACTTATGGTGATACTATAACAATTCCAGCAGTAACTGTAAATCAAAAAGGATTGATTACTGGAATATCAAACCAAGCTTTTGATAGAACAAAGTTATCTTTACCTTCATACAATGGTATTGAAAATTCTACTGGTATTACAATCACTTATGATAATAATTATAGTGGTGGTACAAATCCAAATCATAGAAAACTAACTCTAACGATTGCTGGTAATGTTTATGCTTATGTCAATGGTGTAAGATATACTTTAACCACACAAACAATAGCTGCTCATCCAGATGCAAGTGGTATGTATGTTTATTATTTTAATAGTTCTGGTGTTTTAACTATTTCAACAGTTAATACGATTCCTGATTTTGGATCTACTGCCTGGGTTGCAACTGTTTTATATAATGCAGATGCTACAGTAAAAGCTGGTTATCTATGGGATGAAAGGCATCCAGCATATTCCGGTATGTCAAATGCTACACACTATTACTTGCACAATACCCGTGGTTCTGTATTAGTATCCGGTGGTGCTATTAGTGGATATACACTTAATGCAGCTGGTGCAACAAACTTGGCTTATGCAGTTGCTGGTGGCACTTTAGCAGATGAAGATTTATATCATACAATCAATCCTGTAGCTAAGAGTGGTCCATATACAATCGTTCGTAGAAGTGGAACTGACGCAAATGGTGAGTTTGTTTCCAATTATACTTCGGTGACTGGTATTCTTGATAACGGAACTGATATTTACTACAATCAAAATAATGCTGGAACGTGGCAAATGACTGCGGTAACAGCAAATAACCGTTGGGTAAACTATTGGGTTTGTATGGGTGCATTACTCAATCCTGCTACTGGTGGGGCTGGTAATCAAATCTTTATCGTAATGGGGCAAAATCTATTTACGACATTAGCTGACGCAACTGGTTCTGACTTTAGCACACTCAGTATGGGCAACTTACCAGTAAAAGAATTTGTTGTAGTTGCTAAAATGACTTATCAACGTGTTTCTGGTAGCTCCCCAAGCAATGCTCAACTTGTTTCGGTTATGCCAATCAGACAAAGTGTATCTGCAATTATAAGTGGTGTTTCACCTTCAGACCACCAATCATTAAGCAACAGGAATGCACTTGCTTGCCATCCTGCTACTTCAATCACAGTAGATGCTAGTGGCTTTGACGGTAAACTAACAACTTCAGATGATACAGTTCAAAAGATTGCACAAAAACTTGACGACTTGATTATTGCAACTTCTACGACAGGAACTTTCACAAGTGCTAATCTAACTGCAAATAAATTGACGATTACACATAATAAAGCATTGAGTGCTCCTTACGGATTGTTGATACAATTCTTTGACGCAAACGGTAAGCAGATTGTCCCTGATGTTGATACTGCTGCTACTAATAGTTGCATATATGACTTTACTAATATCACGGTTACTGGAACTTGTAGTTATATCTACATATAAGGTAAGTAAATGACAACCTTTAATAAATTAAGAACAACAAAGTTATATGGTGGTGAAGACCAACTTATCTATAGCACGACTTTAGGTTCTAATGTTGCTGATTTTACGATTAGTGGACTTGACGGAGACACTGATAGACATTATAGACTTGAAGTTGTTTCTGCTGGTGGTGCAGTTAGTTATATGATTGTCCAACCAAATGCGGACAACTCAGCAAGTTATTTTGGTAATCAATGGGGAGTTACTGGTAGTTCAACCATCTATAATTTATATCAAACTACAAACTTAGGTATTCCATTATGTTATGGTGCTGATGGTGATGTTGGTATTATGAGACTTTTTCCATATCAAAATAATCAACGTTCTGCTATCTGTACTTCAATAGATAATGGTAATACTACCTTCAGAAAACACGGCTATATCTGGAATCCAAACAATACTAATATCACTTCCTTAAAGATAATTGCTCAAAGCACAACTGCTACACAATCAGCAACCCCAACAATGACAAGTAATACTGCTCCAAGTGGTGTTGTATCTGCAAGTGAAGAACTTCGTGCTGCCTGGAAAGCATTTAATAAAACAAATGCGGATGCTAATGATTCTTGGGCTTCTAATGGATCTTTTCCTGCTTGGTTGAAATATGACTTCGGTAGTGGTAATGCAAAGGTTATTACATATCTTAAGATTCTAACTTGTAATTATGCATCTTATCCTTATGCACCTGGTGCTTGGGTATTTCAAGGAAGTAATGACGATAGCAACTGGACTGACCTTGCTTCTGCTACTAACTCAACTAATACGGCAAATACTTACATCGTCAACCAAGCAATAACCAATAGTACAGCATATAGATACTATAGATTTTATATCACGACTGCTTGTCTCAATCCTTATGTTTCTATTGGTGAAATGGAAATGACTGAGACCTATACAGTACCCGGCTATTTGAATAGTGGGACACAAATCAGACTTTGGGCAAGAAGAGGTAATTCATAAAATGACAACTTTTAATAGTATTACTTCAAGCTCTGTTGATAATGTAGAGCAAATCGTTTATGAGAATACTTTAACCGGGGATGCTGCATCGGTAACCATTAGTGGTTTAGATGGTAATACGGACGAAGAATATCGTTTGATTATTTTTGGAGCACCACATACTACGGACTCTGCTCACTGGGTATCTTTATATCTTAATAACGATTCTTCTATAAACAATTATACGATCACATATACTTTCTATACAAGTTCTGCTGGTGGTGCTATAATCGGAACTGGTTCATCTGCTGCGTATGCAACTTATATCAATGCTGGAAACCAACCTGGTTTCTCTGATATAAGAATCTTTGCAAAGTCCGGTAGAAAACGTTCTATTATTGGTAGAATGAATTATGGTCTTGCAGCTTCACAATTCCCTTGGACTTTCAACTTTACTAACCAATGGACTAACACAGCAGATAATCTAACATCTATTGTACTATCTGGTAATATGGGTGCTGGAACTTATATCTGTCTAATGAAACGGACACAGAATACTACTGGTAAGTTATTTAACACAATGACAACTAAGTCTTTGAATGCTAATTGTTTTACCGCAGTTTATGATAGTGGTTTATTGAATACAACAAGTCCAGTTACTATTACAGGTCTAAATGGAAACGTAGATAAGATCTATGATATAGAAATAAGACACCACGGAGATTCTGCTACATTAAATCTAAATGCTGATACCGGTGCTAATTATGCATATTCTTCACAATATGGTAAATGGTCAGGTGGTGTAAATAGTTTCACTGGTGAAGGATTTACTGGTGGTTCTGCTATGATTTTAACTTATGGTACTGCTGCAACAACGGTAAATAGATGTTGTTATGGTTCTATCTATGCTGCTACTGGAAGAGTTCGTTGTGGTGCAATAGATTATTTTGAAGTTGATGGTAATGACGGAACTCCTGCTTATGCTGGAACGTTTGCCACTATGTGGACCAATACAGCAGATAATATAACATCAATTACATTTAATGGTGGATTCCAAACAAGTTCAACAATTAGATTAAAAACTATAAAGAGAGTTTAATATAATGACACAATATACAAAAGCTAAGTTTGACGAGAAAATGGTAAATCAAGAGCCAGTAAAACTAGGTGATACTATTAAGCATCCAGATGGTTCTGTTGAAGAAGTTATCTATGTGCAAGAAGGTAGTCATATTTGCGGGTTGACTTGGAAAACAAAGTCAAAAGAACTAAAAGACAAAGAAGCAAAGATACAAGCAGAAAGAGAAGCATTTGCTTTACGTCAAGAAGCATTAAACCAGATTGCAAGCCGTAAAAAAGAACTTGCAGATTCTGATTTTCGTGTTATAAAGTGCTATGAGTATTCCTTAGTTAATAAAGAATTACCTTATAACGTTGAGGAACTAAATACTCAAAGAGATAAATTGCGTGCAGAAATCAATGCTTTAGAAAGTGGTTTAGCAAAATGACAAAATTAGATAATGCTGGATTGGATGATATAGCTAGTTTAACATTAGCTTTCAATAGTTTAATACAAGTGGATTCTGAATATGTTAAGAATCCATCAGAAGAACTATTGGAAAAGTCTATCAATCTTTCTTGTTATATACAAGATGGCTGCCAGAAGTATGATATATCATTACAACAATTATCCGATTTATCAGGTTATCAACCAAAAGTAAAGTAATGAAAGATATAGAAAGCTTAAAATCTAAGTTCAATAAACTTATAGAATTAAAGCAGAAAATGCAATTTACTCATAAACGGGTGGACACACTGGACTTTATAAACACTAGTTTTGAAGTCAAAGTTGGTCTAATGGAGAACAGAATGTCTATGGATGAGCTTGCGCTTCTCTGTGGATACAAAATAGAGGAATAAGATCTTGTCAATAGAATCCATATTTGAGGTGCCAGCTGTAATAGCTGCTTTTGAAAGATTAAGAAGACTTGGTGGTAATACAGACAAAACAGGCAAAGAATTCATAAAATACGAAGATGAATTATACTGGTTTATGGTAACTGTCAATAATGAGTGCATAAAAGCTGGAATGCCAAAACACTTTGGAATAGCTATGCCAGAAGAATTAGATAAAAAGCATAGTGACGTTGCAGATGCTCTAAACAACAATAAGAAGAAAAGCTCACCAAAAGACTTTGGTCCTAAACCAAAATTATAAATAGATAACAAAGAGGACTAAAAATGACTGCAACATACAAAAATCTATATATCAATCAAGGTGAGACCTATCGTCAATCTATTGATTTACCGGATGCTTTTCTTACATTAGACTTGTCCGAGTTTTCGGCAAGATGCTTTTTAAGAGAAACAACTGATAATGAGACTTACTATACACTTGATACTGCTTTAATCAATGATAGTAACGGAATCGTGATAGAATTGCATCTAAGTTCCGAAGATAGTTCTGCCATACCAGCAAAGAGATACTTGTATGACGTTGAGATCTTTGCGGCAATCAATACAGAAAATGTAGTGTATAGAGTTTTTGAAGGTATTGCAACAGTCAAACCAGAAATTACTCACTTAAATACGGTGGCTTAAAATGTTAAGTACAAGAACGGAATTAAAAGATTATTGTTTAAGAAAACTTGGTGCTCCTGCCATAGAGATAAATGTTGCAGATACCCAAGTAGAAGATCGCATAGATGAAGCATTACAAGTCTTCAAAGAATATCACTTTGACGCAGTTCAAGAAAGCTGGGTTATTCACAGTGTTACCGATGCTGACGTAACTGCTGGATTCCTTGAGATACCAGATGCTTTGTTTGCTATTACAAGAGTTTTACCTTTGGATGTTGCATCTGCTTGGTTTGACCGTTCATTATTTGATATTAGATACCAAATGCATATGACGGACTTATATCTTAATCAAGGTATGTATTCCAAGGCTGGTAATATGGCGTATATCTACCAGAACCAACAACATCTTGCTTTAATTGATTTTATGTTTAACAAAGCAAAGTCCTTTCATTTCAATAGGATAACTAACCGGTTGTATATTGAAGATGATTTATCAAGAATTAAGACTGATTACGGTCAGATAGTACTCTATGGTTATTATCAGTTAGACCAGAACCAATGGCCTAAGGTGTGGGATAATATCTGGTTGAAAAAATATACTACTTCATTGATTAAAAGACAATGGGGTAATAATATGAAAAAGTTTAATGGTGTACAACTCCCAGGTGGGGTTACTATGAATGGTAAAGAAGTCTATGATGAAGCTATTGCAGAAATCAAAGAGTTAGAAGAAGAAATTCGTAGCACCAATGAATTACCTTGTGATTTATTCGTAGGATAGAAACAATGTATTTTTCACAGAATCCGATGCTATCTTATATTACAAAGGATATCTACAAACCTTCTGCTCCTGAAATTGTAATAGTTAGTGCTAATGGTAAAGATCTAAAATCATCAGATAGTTTTATATGCTACGAACCAAAGACAACAATTTTGAATAAAGCATATAAAGATGCAACTATTAGATACAAAGAAGAAAGCAGCGTATTCAATAAAGATCCAGCTATGCAAAATAAATATACTAACTTCCTAGAGTATTATAACTCAAAGTATAAAGATGATGCTGCAGTTCTTTACTTTATGGTATTATATACCCGTGTTGGATCTGAAGGACAAATGCGGGAACTACTAGCAAATCCAATTTTAGCAAAGTATGGTAAGATATCTACAATAAACCGTAGTCAAGCTTATATCAAGTTGTCTGCATTAAATGTAAAAGATGAGCAAATCCTTCGTATAACTGGTATTGAAAAACCAACCAATAAAGAAGAATCCATTGTAGACACCTATAATGGTGCAACTGTCTATTATAACATAGAAGATAAAGATAAACCAAAAGCATTAGATGTACTCAAGCAATTCTATTCTAAACTTCGTGCAGAAGGAGCAGATAGAGGCTTTATTGGCACAACAATTATATTTAATAAAAAAGCAGAACGTGGCGCGATTGCAACTTACGATCTAAATGACGGTTATATACTCATTGGTATGGATAAGTTGGGATCCGGCAATTATTTTTTACAAACACTAGCCCACGAATATGCTCATAGATTGTATTATCATAATCTAAGTTCTAAAAGACAACTTATTATGGATACCTTTTTAAAGTTCTATAGACAAGATACTACCAATGATAAACTAAAAGATATAATTACACCACTTATTGGTAAGACCCTGAAACATAACAAGTTTCCATCTATTGAGATTACAGAATATCTTGGTAAAACAATCAAGTTTAAGATCCCAAATCCAAAAGCTAAGGATCCAAGTCAACCAACATATCTAGGTTATACATCAAACGACCCAGGTAGATTTCTTAAAGATATACCAGCAGTACAAGACCAAGTTAGTAAGATGCAACAAAAGGATATCAGTCCTTTTCCATCACAATACTCAAAAACCAATTCTTCCGAATGGTTTGCTGAGATCTTTGGTTATTACTTCAATGGTGACCGTCTAAATGCTGAAGTTGAGGAATTCTTGAAATCCCTATTAAAAGGACTATAATATGTCAATCCTTTTCCTAATACTATCATCTATAGCTAATGCTATTCGTGGTGGTAATATCATAAACATAAAAGCCTGGTTGAAATCCCACGGAATATCTATTCCAGTAATTACTCACGGTAGACTAGTCGCAACTTATATAATGGGTATTATCTCTGGTGTTTTATTCAATGATTACAAAGTTGGTCTAATCACTGCTATTGGATATCTTATCTGGGCAGCTCCCGGTTGGGGTAAATACTTTGGATTTCACTTTGGATCTGCTGAATCAATTAATTCAAAAGAAATTGGGTGGGTTGACACCATAATTAATTTTGCCTACACCACGAGCCAAGACAATGGGATTGTGACGCCATCTAATATGACAGATCCCGATAAAGATGGGTATTGTCTTCTTGGAATGACACTTCGGGGATTATATTTGCTACCGATGACTGCTGGTCTAGCCTGGTATTTTAGTAATCCTTGGATTTTCTGTATAGGTTATGGAATGATGTTGTTTGGATATATCTATTGGATATGGAATTCATTACTCTTGAAATTCTGCGTTGCACATAATATAGATTGCACGAAGAACGCAGAATTGAGTACAGGATTTTTTATTGGTTGTTTATTATTGATTATCAAATGTTTAGTTTAGGTAGTAACTCTTCCGAGCATACCTTACAAGGTTTTCTACTATTTTTATCACAGTAAAGAGTTATCTGAAGATTAGTTTCTTTTAGATAAACCTTATCGCCTTCTATAACTTCAACAAAACACTTAAATTCTGCTGGTTGGTATAAAACTAGTTCTACTCTATTGATTTCATCATTAAAATGACTGCAGATAGAGTAGGTATCAGAGTTAGCAACACACTCTCCAATAGATCCATCGGAGTATTTTACCGAAGATCCATTTGGAATTGGTTTACGGAATAGTTCTTGTTTCATCTTAATTAATCCTTGGTGTTAGGCATTTACAGTTATTCCTTTTATAGCTTCCGACTAATGTTGGACTATGTATTTCAGAGTATAGTTTATTATTATCCGAAACGTCAAAGTCACCTTTAACTACTACCGGAGAACCGTATAATGATTCTATTGAGGTATTATTGCAAGTAAAATCCCCATTAATTACCTTTGGTGCTCCTACTAGTGAGTCAAGATACACATTATCCGAGCAATTAAAATCACCATTGAGAATAACATTTGATAAATCTGGTAGTTTGATAAGACCACAACAACGTAGATCTATATCCCCAAACAGTTCAAAGCGTCCATCTTCACGTATGGTATAATCTAAAACATTGGAGTTCTTAAGAAAATATATCTTCCTAAGGGATTCCAACAAGTCTAATTCAGTTTTAAGCATTTTTATTATCTCCAAAAGCAAACCGTATAAATAATAGTATAAAGTATATATTTATATAGGAAAAGAATATGCCAGTTAATAACATTTTTCAAAGTGGTAAAGGAATCGGTGCTACACCAGAGCAAAATCTGGTGGATGACCTCGCTAGTGAATTAATAAAGATTACCGGTCACGATATTATTTATGCTCCACGAACTCTCGTAAAGGAAGATAAGATCTTCGGTGAAGATGTTTTGAGTGCATTTAATAAGTACTGGACAATAGAAGCTTATGTAGATTCTAAAGATGGTTATGGTACCAGTGATTTATTAACAAAGTTTGGTTTAGATATACCAGATGTTTTTGATTTGACGGTAGCAAGACGTAGGTTTGAAGAGATAACAGAGAACTATATACCAAGACCAGGTGATATAATCTACTTTCCAGTAGGTAAAGCACTTTTTGAAATCAAGTATGTTGAAGATGAAAGTCCGTTTTATAGTTTAAGTAAGCAAAGTCAATATAAGTTCAAGTGTGAGTTATTTACATACAGCCAAGAGACTCTTAATACTGGTAATCAAGATGTTGATAATATACAGAAAACATTTGAGAATCTAAACAATACTTTAAACGATGCCTTTGCAGAAAATACACCGATACAAGAAGAAGGTGATGTTATTCTTGATTTTGATGAGAATAATCCATTTGGAGAAGTATAATGTTTCAAACTTTTTATTTTGCTACAACTAGAAGAATCGTATCTGCCTTTGGTACTGTATTCAATAATATATCTATTGTAAGAACGGATGCTAATGGTAATGAAGTTCAAACTATCAAGGTTCCATTATCTTATGGACCAAAGCATAAATGGTTAAGAGCAATTCAAGAGCAAGCACAAAGAAGACAGATCGGTGGTAAGACCAACATTAGAATGCTTTTGCCTAGAATGTCTTTTGAAATGACTGGTATGGAATATGATGCTAGCCGTAAGTTAACTACTATGATTAGTAATACTGACAAGATACTTCAACCACAAGAACTTACAAGTATGTTGAAGCAACTTAATCCGATACCATATAAGTTTAACTTTGCCTTGAATATAATGAGTAAGAATCTAGATGATGGTTTACAGATTATAGAGCAGATTCTACCATACTTTACACCAAATCTATCAGTAACCTTAAAAGATATACCGCAATTAGGTATTACTAGGGATCTTCAGATTATCTATAAATCTATTACTCACGAGGATTCTTATGATGGTGAATTGGCAACAACACGTATGATAACCTGGAAGTTGGAGTTTACTGTATTAGGTCATTTATATCCACCAATTACAGACGCAAAAATTATTAAGAAAGTTATAGCTAATATCTACAACGATCCAGCTATGCAAAATAAGATTGAAGAATTAGATACTTACGTAGAGCAATATAAAATAGACCAAGGAATCGTAGATCTTACGGATCCTGACTCTATTTTTGACGAAGCAATAACAGATATTATAGAATAGAAAACGGAGTTTATATGATACCAAACCAAAAGTTAGGACAAGTTTTAGATATTGCCGAAGATATCGGTAGAGAACTAAAACCTCTAATGAATATCACACCACGGGAAGAGAAAATCATTGATGTAGAACCAGAATCCACCCCTGGTAATATAGACGATGACTTTGATTATGCAAGAAAGCAACTAAAGAACGTGATAGATACCGGTAATCAAAATATGCAAGAACTTATGCAACTTGCAGCTATGACACAAGAACCAAAGATCTATGAGCAGATTACTAAAATGATGAAAGAGATAGTAACTGCCAATGAAAAGTTGATACAACTTTATAAAACACGTAAGGATGCTACCAGCAAGTTCCCTACTCCAGAAAATGGTTCTGTACAAAATATAACCAATCAGACTTTACTTGTTGGATCTACCAAGGAAGTGCTTGAAATGATTGGTAATAAAAAGAAAGATACATCCGAAGATATAAAGGTCTAACGGTAGGAGACGGAGGATGAAAGAATTCAAAGGTCCACAGTATTATCTTAACAATCCAAGACTTAAAGCTGAGAACGTTAAGGTTAACTTTACTCAAGAGCAAATAGACGAACTTATCAGGTGTAAAACTGATATTAAGTACTTTGCTAATAATTATGTAAAGATTATTAACCTGGATAAGGGTCTAATGAATATCAATCTTTATCCATACCAAGAAAGACTTGTCCAGAGTTACTACGATAACAGATTTACGATAGTTCTATCCCCAAGACAAACTGGTAAGTCTACCAGTGGTCTGATTTATCTATTACACGCAGTTATATTCAATGATTATCACGAATGCGCAATCCTTGCCAATAAACACGCAATCGCATTGGAACTGCTTGGACGTATTAAACTGATGTATGAAAATCTACCTTTCTGGATGCAGATCGGTATCGTGGAATGGAATAAGAGTTCTATTGAGCTGGAAAATGGTTCTAAGATTACTGCAAGTGCTACAAGTGCTTCCGCAGTGCGTGGGCGTTCAATCTCAAGTGTGCTCCTTGATGAGTTCTCTTTTATTTCCAATGACTTAGCTCAAGAGTTTATAAGTTCCGTATTCCCTACTATCTCATCTGGTAAGAATTCAAAGATTATTATATCATCTACACCAAATGGACTTAATCATTTTTATCAGATGTGGACGGATGCCGAGCAAGGTAATTCTTTATTCTGTCCAATTAAGGTTAACTATTGGGACGTTCCTGGTAGAGATGACGCCTGGAAAGAAAAGATGCTTAAAACGATGTCCTTAGATAAGTTTGAGCAAGAATACAATAATGCTTTTCTTGGATCTTGTGATACATTGATATCTGCAACTAAACTACGTAATTTGGTAAATGGTAAACCAGAGTATCAGAAAGATGGTCTTCGTGTATATGAATACCCTAAGACAGATGAAGAAAGCAAAAAAAGTAATGTTTATATGCTAACCGTGGATTGCTCAGAGGGTAAAGGACAGGACTATAATGCGTTTAGTGTGATAGATATTACAGAGTTCCCGATGCGTCAGGTTGCAACTTTTTATGATAATACAATGAGTTATTTACAGTTTCCAGATGTTATCTATGAAGTTGCCAGAAAGTTCAATAATGCTTATGTATTATTAGAGACCAATTCGGTTGGACAAGAGGTTGGGCATATACTTTTACACGAGTGTGAATATGAAAATATAATCTTTACGGAAAAAGGTGTAATGGGTATTAGAACCAATAAGAACGTAAAGAAGATTGGTTGTATAAATCTAAAGGAACTAATAGAGCAAGATAAGTTAATTCTAACCGATGAAAATACCATAACAGAACTAAACAACTTTATTAGATATGGTTATACCTATTGTGCAGATGATGGACACCACGACGACTTGGTAATGGGTCTAGTTCTATTCGCCTGGTTCTCTTCAAAAGATGATTTCAAGGATATGACGGATCTTAGTTTTAGAAACACTATCAATACTAACTTTGATGACTTTATGCCAGTAACTTATATTGATAATGGGGTAGAAGATAAAGATACTAATAGATTGTATAATGATACTTCATTGATAATATAAATAGTATTATAGCACTTTTCTCCTCCGGTGCTATATTCTACGGTGGCTAGGTCTTCCCCTCCGTTTACTTGGCCACCGACTTTATAAACTTGGGATATTGTGATTTTTTAGATATTATAAATACTATACGAGGATAAAGATTCTGGACGAATCTATACCCTCTAAACAACACCAATAAAGGAACTATTGATTTGTCTGACGGTATTTATATAAGAACTTCTAAACATAGTCTAATGTTATCTAACACTGGTAAAATAGAAATGCTAGATTGTATTTTTATTGACTATGAGAATCAACTAAGAATGTATATCCAAGATATATTAGAAGAAAAAATACCATTAAAATCATTATTATCTTCACCTTTACTACCAGGTTATACTATACATCATTCTGGTTGGAAGCAGATAATATACAAGCAAGCTTCTGAAATTGTTAGATCTAATATAAACTATACTAGGAATAGAACCTTTAAAAGATACAAGAAGGTATATAGTTACTTCTTAAAAAATGGTAGACAATATAAGTTTACCTCAAAACACTTTAAAGAATTAAATATAAACTATAAGAAAAGAATTAAAATAAATCTAAAGAATATCAATATAAGCTTGGATTCTAGAGTTTTTAATATACAAAATAATTTTCTTCTTATTAAAACCCCATATTCTAAATCTATAAAATTTCCTGTACAATTATATAACTATATGAAAAAGTATAATAATTGTAAAAGAAAGAATACCGTACGACTATCAAATAAAAATGGTAAGTATTATGTCAACTATTTTTGGGAATGTAAAACACCAGATAAGAAGACTACTGGTAAAAAGATAGGAATTGATATAGGTTATAATAAGTTAATTAGTACTTCTGAAGGTGAATTCTATGGCAAAGAATTAAAAGATCTTTATAATAGAATTGCAAAGAAGCAAAGAGGTAGTAGAAGATATGAAAAACTACTTAAATATAAAACAGATGAAATTAATAGATTATGCAAGAAATTAGTAAGTGATACAGAATTACATACATTATATGTAGAAGATCTTAAATTAGTTAAGAATAATACTAAGTTATCTACAAATCTTATGAATAAAATGCAATACTGGTCTTATAGACAAGTATTAGAAAAATTAGGTTTCCTTAGTGAAATGGAAGGTTTCCAGGTTACTAAGGTTGCTCCAGCATATACAAGCCAAAGATGCTCGTGTTGTGGGGTTATAATGAAAACCAATAGAAAGGGGGAGTACTATAAGTGCTCTTCGTGTGGTGTGGAAATGGATGCTGATTATAATGCAGCTATTAATATATTACAAAAAGGTGATATGCAGCCTTTGCTTTCGGAAATAAATTAACGCCGATTTTTTAGTAAGCATAAATATAGACGAAGATATATAAAGTTTTTCTATATCATAAGAAATTGTGCCTCTGAAATGAGGTACTTTTGCAAAAGTAAAAAGGAGTCATAAAATAAATGGTTACACAATTATCTCCTGGTGTTTTAGTAACAGAAACAGACCAATCAGCTTACGTTCCAGCTGTCGCTACCTCTAATGGTGGTACAGTATTGGAAGCTGCTTGGGGACCTGTAGATGTTATCACAACGATTGATAGCGAGCAAAACCTCGTTTCTCAATTCGGTAAACCAGGAAGTTCAAATTATGAAGGTTGGTTTGCAGCAGCTAGTTTCTTAGCTTATGCTACTAATCTTAAATTAGTGCGCGTAGTAGGAACTGGTGCTTTGAATGCTACGGCATCTGCTTCAGCTGGCACTACTGGTCAACTAATTAAAAATCAAGACGAATATGAAAATACTTCGTTTAGTACATCAACAGATCTTTGGATTGCAAAATATCCAGGTGCTCTAGGTAATTCTATTCAAGTTGCTTGGTGCGATACTGCTGGATTTGATGTAGTAGATAGTTCTGGTGATTATACTTGGGCATATAGAGACCTATTTGATAGTGCTCCAGATGCTTCACAATTCCATATTGTAGTAGTTGATGTTTTGGGTAATATCACTGGTACTGCTGGAACCGTATTAGAAACTTTTGACGATGTTTCTTTAACATCTACAGCAAAACGCTTTGATGGTTCTACAAATTATGTAGTTGAAAGATTAAAAACTAACTCAGCATATATCAATGTTGCTAAAGCTTCATTGTTAACTGGTGCTTCTTCTGGGGTAACTTTAGCAGGTGGTGCCAATGGTGCTACTGCAGCTAATGCAGACTTAGAAGCTGGTTGGGCATTATTCCAATCAGTTGAAGATGTTGACGTAACTACCTTATTTGTTGGTGGTGCATCTTCTACAGTTGGTAAATGGGTAATTGATAATATCGCAGAAGTAAGAAAAGATTGCGTTGTTTTCGTATCACCTGCTAAGACAGACTGCGTAAACGTAAGTGTTATTAGTACAATTTTAACCAATGTAAAAGCGACAAGAACCGTATATGGTAATTCTAACTATGCATTTATGGATAGTACTTGGAAATATCAATACGATCGTTATGCAGATACTTATCGTTGGGTTCCACTCAATGGTGATATTGCTGGTTTAATGGCAAAAACTTCTAACGATGTAGATGCTTGGTTTAGTCCAGCAGGTCTAAATCGTGGTCGTATTAAGAACGTTGTTAAGTTTGCATATACACAAGCACAGACTACAAGAGATGAATTATACAAATCACAAATCAATCCTTGTGTTATCTTCCCTAATGAAGGTGCTATACTATATGGAGATAAAACATTACAAACAAAACCTAGTGCTTTTGACCGTATCAATGTAAGAATGTTATTTATTACATTAGAAAAATCAATCGCGATAGCTTCAAAATATGTGTTGTTTGAGTTCAATGACGAAATAACAAGACGCTCATTTATAAATACGGTAGAACCTTTCTTAAGAGATGTTCAAGGTCGTAGAGGTGTTGTTGATTATCTCGTAATATGCGATGAAACCAATAATACTGGTGAAGTTATAGATCGTAATGAATTCGTTGCTAATTTGTTTATTAAGCCAACTCGTTCAATCAACTTTATTAAACTAAACTTCATTGCTACCCGTACTGGTGTATCTTTTGAAGAAATAGTAGCTTAAGGAGATAAATTATGGCTAGTAATACAAATATAAACGATTTTATTGCACAGTTTAAAGGTGGTGCAAGGTCAAATCGTTTTCGTGTACAATTATCATTTCCTTCTTACGTGACCGTTCCAACAACGTCATCTATTTTCTATTGTAATAGTACAGACCTTCCAACTTTAACCACTGGTATTACCACGGTTGAGTATATGGGTCGTAAGATTGCAATACCTGGTGATAGACCTTCTATTGAGTGGTCAGTTGGTGTTCGTTTGGATCGTGATTTTGAAGTTCGTAAAGCTTTTGAGCAATGGCAAAATGGCTTAATGTCCTTCACAGATAATGCTAGAATCCCTGGTGATGTAAAACAAGGGCACTGGCAAGATCTCACGGTACAGCAATTAGATGTAGATGGTTCTACGATTATTAGAACTTATACAATTCATAATGCTTGGCCAAGTGATATCGGCACTGTTAAGTTGAATTGGAATGATGTGGATAAAGTAGAGGAATTTGATGTAAAGTTCCAAGCTACTCATTTTACAACTAACGATATAAATTAATAATAAATCGGGAGGGTCTTCGGATCCTCCCAACTATGCAAGAGTACTAAAATGAAGAGATTTACACAATTTATAAAAGAAAATAAAAGTATAATCAAGGAAGCTGAGTTAGTACAAAGCACCAAAGATTATATAGAGAAGAATGCCGATTCTTGGGATAAGATTGCACACCAAGCAGAACCAGTTTTAGATAAGTCTGCTTCGGTTCTTGCTAAATATAATACAATATCCGAAGTATTCGCAATGATGAGACACTTTGATGAAGTTATGGATTTTATGACTACCATTAAAGTAAAATATAAAACAATGACCAATGAGCAACTAAAAGAATCTGTTATGGAAGTAATGAAACATATTACTGATATCCAAAGATTCCTTGGTATGTTTCAAGATAGACCAGAATCTGCAGATGCTAAGAAAGCAGTTGCTAAGATTAAGTCTGATTGCTACATCGCAGTTGGTGGATTATTACAGTTATTAGGTAAGAATCTGAAAGAAGGTTTAGAAGAATTTGCACTTATTAGACTTAACTTTACTGAAGATAAAGAAGCTGTAAAGAATTTTTTACGTAAATACTATTCAACGTCTGGTGTTGATAAAACTGCAGATGCTGGTTTTCTTAAAATATATATGCAAAAACCAGTTGAAGCAACAGTCAATAAGTTTAAAGACCACTTTGCCATAAGATCTATTGAGTTTATCAGTGGTAATAAAGAAGTATTTAATCAATTAAAGAAGTTATTGCCAAGCAATAAGTTTCTGGAATCTAAACTTAACGAAGGAACTGTAGCTGCTGTATTTTATCACAATGAAGATGGTAAAGAAACAGTAGTCAAAACCTTTCCTAATAAAGCAGATGCTCAAAAGTTTGTAGACCAGAAGAATAAAGAAATTGAAAAAACTGGTAATATAGACCAAGAATACTATTACGTAGAGGCTTAGAACTAATGGAGGATCTTCGGATCCTCCTCTTATAAATAACATTATGATAATACAAATTCTTTAATGGAGAGAAATCGTGGCAAGTTGGCAAGGTTTTAAGTTATTCAATAAAAATGGTGAAAGATTTATAGATGATAAGAAGTACCCATCTGTAGTTGCTCCAACAACGGATGCTTCTTATGTTATTGATAATAGCAATATGGCTGCTGGCTTTATTGGTTATACACTAACTTTCAATCCTCAAAATGACTCAGAATCCCAGTTAATTAGAACTTATCGTGAGTTAACTTCGCATCCAGAAGTAGACAATGCTATAGATGATATTGTTTGCGAAGCTATTGTAAAAGACGAAGATGTTTACCCAATACATCTTATATTAGATTACCTAGATAAAGAAAAGTATTCAGAAGAAGTAAAACAGAAGATCCACGAAGCTTTTGACCATATTCTAAAGCTTATGAAGTTCAACGTTGATGGATATGATTACTTTAGACAGTTTTACGTAGATGGCCGTATTTACTTTCAGATTATCACGAATAAAGAAAACTTAAAAGATGGTATTGTTGAAGTCAGACCAATATCACCATACGATATTCGTAAAGTTGCTACCTATCAGACAGAACGTCAGCAAGACGGTATGACTGTTTTTGAAACTATCAATGAGCATTTTGTTTATGCAACCAATGCTTTAGCTTCACAAGCGCAAGGTATTATGCTACCAATAGAAAGTGTAGCTTATGCAACTTCTGGTTTATATTCATACTTTGAAGTTAAGAACGTGCAGATTAGTACTCCTGGCACTTCAACAGAAATTAAAAAGTTTCCTATTAGTTATTTACATAAAGCGATTAAACCTATTAACCAAATGAGAATGATGGAAGACTCACTGGTTATCTATCGTATTACAAGGGCACCAGAACGTCGTGTATTTTACATTGATGTTGAGAATCTACCAAAACTTAAAGCAGAGCAATATATTCAAAGCTTAATCCATAAGTATCGCAATAAGATGCTTTACGATGCTTCAACCGGGCAGACCAAAGAGCAACCACAAGTTATGAGTATGCAAGAGGATATCTGGTTAAGTCGCAGAAACGGTAAGAATTCTACGGAGGTTGCTCAGCTAACTGGTGGGCAGAATCTTGGAAATTTAGATGATGTGATCTACTTCCAAAAGAATATGTATCGCGCATTAAACGTTCCATTGAGCAGAATCAATCCAGAAAATGGATTTAGTCTTGGTAAAGCATCTGAGATAACCCGTGACGAAATCAAGTTTGGTAAGATGATAGATCGTTTACAAAGTCGTTTTGCTAAGATCTTTCACGATTTACTAAGAACCCAACTATTGATTACTGGTGTTATAGATCCAGAAGACTGGGAAGATTTACAGAATACAATGGTAATTAAGTTCAATACCAATTCATATTTTGAAGAACTAAAGGATGCTGAAATTCTAACCAATCGTATTGCCTTATTAGAGCACGTTCAGCCATATATTGGTAAATACTTCACCGAGGAATATGTAAAGACACAGATTCTAAAATTGAATGCTAAGGACGATCTTTTAATACAAGATACCAATGACGCTGAGGAAGATCTTGCAAGTCCTACTGCGGCAGAAGATTTAGGTAATACAGAAGACCAAACGGATGAAATAGAAAAGATTATAGGAGAGATAAATGGATCTAAGTAAAATTGTTAGTTATTGTGCTAATGAGAATCTAGTATCGTTAGAAGATAACGTAAACAAAGTTATGGCACAGAAAAGTATAGATACTATTAATTCTATACGTTCTCAAGCTGCAGAAAGTTTAATGAAAGACTTTGGCACGTTTGATATTCCTACAAAGAAACCATTTCAAAAATAGGTGAGATTATGGATAATATAAATACTATTATGAAACAAGTATTTAAGGGACAAAATCCCGACAATAGTTTAGTTACTAAAGAATTAGCAAATAGAGCATTATCTGAGATTGATAATATAAGAATGCAAGTATCGGATAATCTTCTAAAGGATATTACAAATGAAGCTTCTTAAAGAGTTTAAGCAAAACGTAAATACACTTAATAGAGAAGAGAACGGCGAGAAGAAGTTCTTTATTGAAGGTATTTTTATGCAATCAAACATAAAGAACCAAAATGGTCGTATCTATCCAAAAGAGATTATGGAAAATGAGGTAGCTCGTTTTTCTAAAGATATGATTGCAACACGTAGAGCATTAGGTGAATTAGAGCATAGTGACTCACCAAATATCCAATTAGACCGTGCTTCTCATTTAATTGAAGCATTAGAGTTTAGTGGTGATGATATCGTAGGTCGTGCAAAGATATTAGATACTGCCAACGGTCAGTTAGTAAAGGCTCTTATTAAAGAAGGTATTCAATTAGGTGTGTCTTCAAGAGGTTTAGGTTCCATTAAAATGTTAAACAATGGTGCCGCAGAAGTGCAAGATGACTTTCATCTAGTTACTGTAGATATCGTATCAGATCCATCAGCTCCAAGTGCTTTGGTTGAAGGATTGATGGAAGGTAGAGAGTGGGTATACGATGCTATAAAGGGTATCTACAAAGAAAAAGCTTGCCAGAAAATGGATGAAGCAAAAAAGCATATTAAAACAATATCCAGTAAGCAACTTGAAGAGGAAAGTGTAAAACTTTTCAGAAGCTTAATGGAAGGTTTCGCAAGAAACTAAAAGGTGATTTTCTTTATTATATAAATATATGTATTGGTTAATAAAATTGAGGAATTAAAATGGCAAGAAAGTTATTCAAAGAAGAAGACGAAATCGTAAAGAAAGACGATGAAGTCCTTGCTTCTGAAGAAAACGAGGAAGATGAAAATCTCCTTGCTACTGAAGAAGACGAATCTGAAGAGCCAAAAGCTGATGAGCTTAAGGAAGAAGAAGATTCTGAAGTAAAAGAAGACGAACTTAAGACCGAAGAAAACGAAGAAGATTTAGATAAAGAATTATCTGAAGAAGACGACGTTGTTCTTGATTTCGGTGATGTAAAAGAATCTGAAGAAGATGTTTTAGCAGATCTTGACGACAAAGAAATCACTGAAGAAGACGAAATCAGTTCAAAAGATGACGAAGACACCATCAAAGAAGCTGATGAAGAAGAAAACAAAGACGAACTTAAGACCGAAGAAAACGAAGACGAATTAGATGCAGAAATCAAATCTGAGGAAGATGAGTCAGAAGAAGACGGTATTAAAATCGTATTTGATGAAGAGGAAGAAAAAGACCTAGAAGCTGAAAAGCAAGAAGATGCTGAAATTAAAGAGCATTTTGATGCTTTATTCAAAGGTCAAAAACTTACCGAAGGTTTCAAGAAACAAGCATTAGCAATCTTTGAGAATGCAGTTCGTGACCAAGTTCGTAAACAAGTAAAGAATTTAGAACCACAAGTAAACGCAGTTCTTAAAGAAGCTGTAAAGAAACAAAAGTCAAAATTAACTGAAAATGTTGATAAGTACTTAAGTTATACAGCTAAAGAATGGGCTAACAAGAATCGCATTGCTTTAGAGCAAGGTGTTCGTAATCAGCTCAGCGAGTCTTTGGTTCGTGGTTTGAAAACATTGCTTGAAAATCATTATATCACTGTACCAGCTAACAAAACGAATCTTTTAAGACAGTTGTCAGAAAGAAATGCAAACTTAGCAAAGAGATTAAATGAAAATCACGCAAAGTTGGTTAAGTTATCAGAAGCACATATCAATGCTAAAAAGCTATTGGTTGTTAAGTCATTATCTGAAGGCTTAAGCGCAACTCAAGCTGAGAAATTAAAACAACTTTCAGAAAATGTATCTTACAAAGACGCAAAGCAATTTGCTGCTAAAGTAAAAGCATTGAAAGAAGGTTATATTAATAAGAATTCAAAACCAACTATCGTAGAATCAAAAGCTGTTATTAAAGAGTCAGTAGATTCTGATGTTGAATTGGTTAAGAAAGCTTTTAGTAAATAGTTAATAATAAAAAGGAGACAATATGTCTGAATTATCAAAAAAATGGGGAGCAGTAAAAGAATTGAATATGGCTGGTATTAAAGATAGCCATCGTCAAAATGTTGTTGCTCAGCTCATTGAAAACACAGTTAAAGGCCAAAAAAATGGTTCTTCTGTGATTACCGAAGCTACTGGTACTGCACAAGTTGATATCGTAGATCCAGTGTTGATTAAATTAGTTCGTCGTGCAATGCCTAACTTGATTGCTTACGATGTTTGTTCTGTTCAACCAATGACAGGTCCAACTGGATTGATTTTCGCAATGCGCGCAATCTTATCAAGTTCACCTGCTAGCGGTCCATTAGGTACTCCTGGTGATGCTCGTCCTGGTTTCAATGCTGGTGGTTCTCAAACAACTACTTGGCAGACAAACGGTGTAGCACCAAACGAAGCTTTTATGTCAAACATTGACGCTTCATATTCTGGTACTGGTACACATAACCCTGGTTATCCTAACTATCAAGAAGGTACTTCAATGTACACTGATGTTGCTGAAACATTAGGTCGTGGTACTTCTGGGGATAAAGAATGGGGCGAAATGGGCTTCACTATTGAGAAAACATCAGTATCTGCTGGTTCTCGTGGTTTGAAAGCTAACTACACCATTGAATTAATGCAAGATCTTAAATCAGTTCACGGTTTGGATGCAGAATCTGAATTGTCAACAATCTTAAGCACAGAAATTCTTGCTGAAATCAATCGTGAAGTTATTGAAACGATCCGTAGAATTGCTAAATTATCAGTTGCTACAGTTCAATACTCAAACGGTTCTGTTGTAAAAGATAGTGCTGGTGACCCTGTATTAAGTGCTGCTGGTTCTTTTGACCTTGACGTAAACAGTGATGGTCGTTGGTCAGCTGAAAAATACAAATCATTGCTATTCTACATTGACCGTGTAGCTAACAGCATTGCTAAAGATACTCGTAGAGGTCGTGGTAACACTATCATCTGCTCATCTGATGTAGCAAGTGCTTTAAATCTCACAGGTAAATTGGTTTATGCTCCAGCTTTAGAAAGCAACTTAACAGTAGATGATACTGGTAACACTTTCGTTGGTATGCTCAATGGTTACTACAAAGTATTCATTGACCCATATTTAACTTACAATGAAGTTATTGTTGGTTATAAAGGTTCAAACGTTTATGATGCTGGTTTATTCTATTGCCCTTACGTTCCATTGGAAGCATTAAGAGCTGTAGACCCTAAAACATTACAGCCTGTAGTGGGTTATAAGACACGTTACGGAATCGTTGCTAACCCTTACTCTAACTTGGTTACACACGGAAATCACTACTACAGAAAATTCCGTGTATTAAACTTAGCTTAGTATCTTCTAAGTAAAAGTTTAATAAAACTCTGGGGATCCGGTATGAAAATATCGGATCCTTTTTTTGTCTTGACTTTATGTCTTAAATGTGTTATATATAGTACTATGGAAAACATAGATAACATAATAGCAGAATACAAGTCCGGCAAGACCATATCTCAACTCAATAAGATATATGGAATACCACGCAAGACTATCACAAAAATCCTTATTGACGGAAAGGTTCTAATGAGGCCAGAGGGATTATTCACAGATTCTGATGGAATTGATAAGACCGAAATCAAGATATCAAAAGATGCCTTATATCAGATGCGTGTAGTAGATGCCAAATCATACTCACAGATTGCAAAAGAAACGGGTCTCAGTGTATGGTTAGTGGAGGACAGGTGTAAGTACTACGGCTTCCCCGGACAAGTGTATAGACACGCATATAATTACAGAGAGGTGCCTTCTAAAGATGTATTATATGATTTGTATCACAATAAATTACAATCTCAATCAGATATAGCCAGAACTTATAAAACGACACCTTCTACAGTAAAGAAGTGGTTGGTAAAAAATGATATACAATTAAGAGCACATAAAGAAGTTATTGGTAAGGCTATGAAAAAATACGCTGATGACTTCAAAGAAGTTAATGGTTATTATCCACAGGCAGACCCAGAATTAGTAAAGCGTTCATTACAGACACGTTTAGATAGATTTGGTACTACATTTATTCAACGAGATCCAAACAAAGAATATACAGAAGACAAAGTTCGTAATTATCTTAATAGTATTGGTGGTAATTTTGTAAAAAGTGATTATTCTATACTTGGTAATAAAGAACTAGATATGGTTGACCACGACAAAAAAATAGCTGTAGAATACTGTGGTTTATACTGGCATCACGAATTGACTAGATGTAATGATGTTTATCATTGGGAAAAGTATAAAAAGTGTCAAGAAAAAGGTTATAGACTAATTACCATCTTTGAAGACGAGTGGTTACTTAAACAAAATCAAGTAAAGAACTTTTTATTTTCTATTGTCGGTACTTCAGAAGTTGTATATGCTAGAAAGTGTGCAATAAAACAACTTGAAAAGTATCAAGCTAATAAGTTCTTTGAAGATAATCATATACAAGGTGAAGCAAATAGTATCCTTTATGCTTATGGTTTAGAATACAATGGACAACTAATTGGTGTTATATCTTTTGGTTTACATCATAGAAACAATGATAAGTCTATTATCGTATTGAATAGATTAGCATTTGTACACGGTATTACTGTTATTGGTGGTGCTTCTAGATTATTGCAAGCTTTCGTAAAAGAATATGGTTCTAAGTATAAAAAGATAATCAGCTGGTCAGATAATAGATGGTCTACGGGTAATGTTTATGAAAAACTTGGTTTTATTAAAGAAGTAGAATATAAGCGTGATTATTCATACTTTGTAGAAGGAACTAAGCAATTAAGATTTCCTAAGCAATCAATGACTAGAAAAGCTCTAGGTTGTAAACCTGGTGAGACTGAGCATCAAAAAGCATTAGAACTTGGTTATTTACGTGTTTGGGATTGTGGTAAAATTAGATGGACTTATAACCTTGTATAAATACCCACGGGCACTTGTGTGAGTGGTTGAAACAGATAGTCTTGAAAACTATTAGACCAGCGATGGTCTCGCAAGTTCAAATCTTGCAGTGTCCGCCAATTTTAATCTTCTAACGCAGCTGCATAGATCTTTACAAGATTATCCAAAATCATCTTTTCTTCCTCACGATTAAATTGGAAGAATCCCATAGCTTCAATCAATCCATTAAATTCGTCTATTAGTCTTCTGTCTTTATTAGTCATTTTTAGTTCCTTTCAGTGTTATAAGCAAAACATTAGTATTCTTGTTATAATCAGGTAGAATAACTTTACTTTCTATATTCTTAATATCTTCTTCTGTTAGATTATCAATAGTTTTTGTGAAGAAACAACCATCAGCGATAATCCCACTATAACCATATAAGCATAAAGGCACACCAAGTCTATCCGTTGGTATGGTGAAAGTCTTCAAGTAATCCTCAAAGCCTGCTATTATTGTATGCACTAAGATATCACTAGACACATAGACATTATTGTCTTTTTCAATTTTGTGTAGGTCTCTTTGGAATTCTTCTTCTAATAGCCACATATTATTACTCTTTCTATATTAGTGGTATGATATGCCAAATTAAGTCATATAATCTAAAAAGCCCTAAGCATAAACACGTCAATATAAAGACCCCAATAGGAAGCCCAAATACAAAGTATAACACTTGAATAAACATTTTTACTTCATCGTTATACATATTATTCATCTTCATCACCCATTACATCTTCTGTTATACCAACTTCTACAATTTCCTTTAAAAGTCTTAAGAATTCACTGTGGTCTAAGTTTCTTAAACGACTTGCTGGTATAGCATAATCCTCAGAGTTATACTCGCCAACATCAATATCATAAGTATATAAATCTGCAACTGGATTATACCACTTTGATACACTAATTCTTGCCCAGGTTCTTTTACCCATTATATTTAATTTTTTGTTATAGAATAAGCAAATGCTGGTATTTTCTACACGAGTATAGAATCTACTATCTTCTTCATTACCAATAATAGTTCTAGCATCTCTATCAAACTCATTAGCTATCTCATCAGCAAGTTTGCCTTCTTCTGCCTTCATTTTTGCTATTTTATCTTTATTACTTGCAACTAACTCAAAGTAATCTTTAATTGTTCTCATAATGTTTTCTCCTTCATTAGACTGATTATGGCATCATTTAGGATTTTCTTTTGTAATGCTGTGTATTCACTTAATAGTTTTGGATACATATCTTCCATAGCTTTTTCTGCTTCTGCTTTATCATAAGAAGCACCAAGATTCGTAAGTTCACTTTCTGTCATAGTTTTCAATGGTTTATTCAAGCAACCCAGAGGCTCAAGTGTATAGGTTATACTATCTGTTTTAATACTACATTCCACTATACGATATTCGGTTATAGTTCTATTAATAGTACTTGTGCTTATATAACAAGGACCTTGGTTATTTACATAATAAGTTGGAACGTAGATCGTTTTGTCAATATCAAATAACATTTTTATTCCTCAATTTCCCAGCCTTTATCAACTACACTTGCTAATACTTCTTTAAATCTGTCATAATTCAAATCTTTAACATTAAAGACTAAGTCTTCGTTTGCATACTTACGATAAAAAGTTATACTATAATACTCAACTTCTTCATCATACGACTTACCTAATTCTTTTGCTATATATAGATAACCAGGTACAAATTCGTCTATAATCCAGATTTTAGTATCATATTTTACTTGAATATAACTACAGTCTAGATACTTATTTTCTGGTGTAAGTTTTCCCAAAATATCTTTTAATTCGTCTACGAAAGCATCTGTAAGTTTTCGTTTAATAAGCATCCTTTCTTCGTCTGCCTTCTCAAGATCTTGCACACGTTTTTTAGTCAACTCAATGTATTCTTTTAATGATGACATTTTATTTTCCTCTATTCTTCTGGTATTGTCCAGCCATTATTAACAATGTGATTTAGAATCTTCTTAAACTCGTCAAAGTGTAGATTTTCAAGTTCAAGCCAAGTTTCACCATACAGATTTATTAGTGTTATATGATATACCACACGGTCATCATTATCAATATCTTTTTTAATAACTAATCGTCTATCCAAGTAATCTTGAAAAACTTTTACTTCTATCTGATAAGTAAGCATTACTTTAATACCATACCAATTACAAGCTTCTGCTCTCTCCGGTGGTTTCTCAATGATGCCTTCAATTTCTTTTAGAAAGTTAGCAATTTCTTGTTTCTTGATTGCTTCCTTAGAATTGTTAATTTCTTCCTCTTTTGTGGATAATTCTTTTAGCTCTTGTATACTAGACATTATCTTTTCCTTTCAAGTACTCTTCCAATAAAGCAAATGTTTTCGGATCCAATTCAGATCCAATGAAATCTCTACCAAGTGCCATAGTAGCCTCGCCAACTGTACCAATACCAGCAAATGGATCGTATACAGTTTCACCAGGATTTGTAAAAGTCTCAATAAATGGCTTCCATAAGTCTGCTACCTGATTGTCATTATAACCTTTAAACGACTTCCTTTCAAATGTAAAGCAATCTTTTCTATAATCTGAGATACTATTCTTTACCAATGGTTTACCTTTTGCATAAGTCATTATAAAAGCATAGTTAAGCCTAAATAAATTAATTTTGAAGGATTTTATCCATATCTTCTGTGAAATAAGTTTATAACCGCATTCTTCCATTATATCCTTAAACCACACGTGTTTAAGGTAAACAGTGCCATCACCTAATCTATCCGTGTTTAGCATAGTTACTGTCCCGTTTATAGGTTTTAGTTCGCTAATAACACTTTTTAGAAATTCTTTATATTTTGTCTGGTCTTTCTTAGGTTCCATACCAATTTCTTCAAAATCAGGTGGACTAAAGAGTGCATAGTGATAATCTATTTTCTTTAGTGTATCTCTACAGTCTTCATTATATAGCTTCATTTTTACACCTTTTTTCTAATTCTTCTTTATTGGCTGCAATAGCTGCGGCATAAGCTTCTCGTCTAGTAAAGAAATAACCACTTTTTGCTAATTCTTTCTTTGTATATGTCCTATAACTAATATGATATACACCTTTTCTGAGTACATAATAATCACCAAATACTCTATAAAACTGACCAGCACGGCAATGAGTTGCCTCGTCTGATACCTCGTAAATATAGCCTTTTTCTGGCTTTTCGTCTACGAAACGTTTCATCTCTTTGGTTTGTAGTTTAATAGCTTCTTCTATGTCAGTGGCATTATTTGATTTAATTTCACTCATTGTCTACCTTCCTAGTATTACTAGAGATAATCCAGCAGTAAATAATGTTCTGGAAATAATATCCAAGCATCTAAGAATCTTAGAAATAACTTTGGTTTTACCCGTATCTTCTTTAGTTAATGACATAATAAGGTTACCATTTACATTTAATATGGCTAACTCTATTAGAATACTAATACCAAAGCACATTTTTGTTATTGTATAATTCTGCGGATGAAAACCAATAAGCAATAACAACATAAAAGTTGATATTTTAATTAGATGCTTGTCCAACTCAAGTTTTGTAGCAAACCAAGCATTTACACAAGCTGAATAAAATTCTTTTTTCATTTTATATCCTTTCTAAATTGTTAGAGCATAATCATACACTAAATCTACTAAATTGTCAAATATAATTACATCTACTGTTTCTGTTAAGAAGTTCGGTGTTAGGTGTTGTTCTTTAATAATACCTAAATCGGATTGTTCACGGAAGCAATCCAGAAGGTCACTGGTTGATAGTTGCTCTATTTCTGTGCTAACTATATCATAAATGGCTAGGTTCCTGTCTGCTGGTTCTATTGTATTGGATTGTACTTTAGATTTGATTGTTTCTTTAATGGTATTGATATTCATAGTCTTCCCCGTTGAGTCTTGTTAGTTGTTTCACATATAGCACCATTGGTGCTGGTCATAATTGTGTTTATAAAGCAGTCTTAAACAAAAGTCAACAATTATTTCAACTTATTTTATAACTCATTGTTTTCCAATATAAAATCAAGTGAAAATGGTATATAATTATTACTAATATCAATACGTCTGTGGATAACTTTTGTAAGTCCTCTATGTTCATCCCCGTGAAGATGACCGTGTAGATGTATGGATCCGTACTCCTGGTTCTTCCAGCATTCCATTGGATAATGACAAAGTACTAGTTTTCTTTTATTGTATCTTAAGTAGAGCATATCATAGATAGCTTCTAGATGTGGTGAAGACTTTATAGAATCGTGATTACCACGAATAAGAATCTTTTTACCGTTTAGTTTGGATAGATAGTCATCTACATTAGAAAAAGCAATATCCCCCAGGTGGTAGACTGTATCAGACGGAGTTATTACAGAATTCCAGGTGTCTATAATATAGTTATCCATATCTTTTGTGCTTTTGAAGCCACGAATATCTGCAGATTTCTGGTGTCCGAAGTGGGTATCAGATACTATATAAATCATCTACTTTATCCATATCTTCTTCATCCTTTGCAAGCAAGCTTCCCTCGTTTCTATCCAGACTTTCTTTTCGCCAACAAGCATTTCTAGCTTTCTAACGAATTCTTTTTCTTCTTGAATAGCTTTTTCGTCAGCTTCAATATCTTTAAGTGCTTGCTCTCTCATTTTTTACATTCCCAGACCAAGTCCAATATAGTGTTTTCCAACTTTTCTGCTTCAAGTACCATAGTGCTATGTGTACTTTGTAAAGTTTTGATAAGCACTTCTTTTTCTTTAAACAGCATTGTAATCAATTTATTACGAGAATCCAGTTGGTCTTTTAGGTATTTTATCTCAGCATCTTTATTCATTTTAGTGTCCCCAGCATTTCAAATAAGAAATTGATATTTTTAGTATTGCAATCACTACAAAGAGGTTCTTCTTCTGGTGTAGTTGTCCATAGATGATAATCATCTTTATCAACTTTGCCACATTTACCACAAGGAACGTTAACTTCTTCCTTATATGGTTTTGGTAAGTCTTCCATTATTTTTGTTATTTTATTGGCTTTTTCAGATAAAGTATTGAAACCACTATATAATAATTTGTCAATTTTGACTAGGGCATTATGTAGTGCTTTATTATCGGCAAGTAGTATATCTACTTTATTCTTAAGAAGCCGCAGTTCTTCTGCTTTAGATAGCTTTTTATTCATATTTTCACCTATTCTTCATTTATGGATCTTATCTGAAACTCTGGTAATAAAGAAGCACCACCGTTACCTGCTATTGGTCCATAGAGTTCCGGATTGTTCTTCCCAATTTCATAAGCTTCCATAATAGCTTCCCACATTGTCTTATGGGATTTTGTTATTTTCGTATCTTCTTTGAATACTGCCCACATTTTCAGCTTCCTTTCTAGAAAGTTAGTAAGACTTGTATAACATCATTATCTACCATAAATCACCTATATAATCAATTAAAGTATTAATAAAATTAATCATAACTGTAATTATTACACAGCCACCAAGTAACATCGCCCAAGATATGAGAATACCTTCTATCATTTATCTCTCCTTGATTTTATGCAATAAATGAATTCATTAATAATTCCAATCACGGGTATAATGATAAGTAAAAACGTAATGCACAAGAACCAACTAATTAAAACACCCATTAATATACTTACTATCATTTATTCCTCCATTAGTGATTTAAGTTTAGCTTCAGCGGTTTCTAATCTATCTTGATTTATTTTAATTCCTTCTTTAAAGTAACCAATACTTTTCTCTATATGTTTTTTAATTTCTTCTATATCATTATTAGATAAAATATGAAATCCATTAAAAAAGCCTTCTATAGTGATAAGGTTATAATCGTGACTAACTGGATCTTCCAGAGCAATAAATTCTTTTCCAATATCTGAAATGGTAAAGAATTCGTCAGCTCTGCTAACAGGAGAGACAACCTTATCTCCAAGTTTTAGATGTGAAATATCTATCATAGTTTAACTCCTAATTTTTCACACATTTGTTCACATAATGATTTGAAATATACAAAAGCTGCCATTTTTAACTTCAACTGGTCAATATCTTCTGTTGTCCGATTATTGATTTCATTATTCATAGTCTGTTCCATAGCAGCAACTATAAAAGTTGCATTTTCTTCAAGTTCTTCTCTACTTAACATTTTAGTTCCCTTTCCTCAAGTTTATGTGTTATTACTCTTCCGTCAATTAAGTCACCTTCAGATAGCCTATCTAATTCTAGATGAAAGTCAATACAATCAATCTTTAATTTGTAAATCCATTCACCTTTCAATCCTTGTTTCCTAGTTAACTCTATAACCTGTGGTATATCTGATATTGGATTTAGTAGAAACTCAGCAGATATTTTACGCATTTCAGAGTCCAAAATCATAAAGTAAAAAAGGTTAGCTACCGCATTATCTAGTTTTTGATTAACACTATCGCGCATTAGTCTTCTCCCACAGAAAAAGATTTAGTTTCCTTATAAAACTGTATAATATAATATACGGAAGTAGTCAAGATAATAATGGAAGCAAGAGACAGTATAATAGGTGATATAGAACTAAGGTATCTAAAAGAGTGATAATTGAATAGAAACTGTATAACACCATAGATTAGTGCAAGAACTAATACAAGTTCTCTATATATTTTGTTTTCATAGTTGGTCATTAGCATTCCTCATATATTTCTTCTTGGTGAAATAGTTTCTTAAAGGTTTCTACAGCGGATCCAATATCAAACTCTAAGAATTGCCTAATTTTACTTTGCTGCATACCGGTATTTACTTCAATATCATTAACAAAATACTTAGTACTATTTCTTATACCAACTTCAACGATGATTTTTTCACACCGCATTTTCTGAATACCACCATCTGAAACTATATACACCCTTTGACCTATGTTTGGTAAATTATTAAAAGTCCACACCGAAGAGTTAAGTTTATTCTCGCTCATTCTTTAATACCTCCTCTAAATACTCACGCAAATCAGCTGGTGTATTGGAATCTTTAAGCTTTTCCTTTGCACTCAGTATAAACATTTTGCGTCTGGTTTCTGTGTCTGCCAAGTCGTTTAATGTTTTGTATAGTAATAATCCAACTGATTTCATTCTTCTACCTCTTTATAAGTGTTTATTTTCTTTGCTTTTACTCTAATACCATCATTATGGTAAAATGTATCAAATTTCCAAAGTGTGTTATCTGTTGTTCTTTTAAAGATGTTATAATCTTTTGCGAAATAATCTGCTTTTTCTTCATCCCCCAATATAGGTGTACTCTGTAATAGTTTCTACAAACTTAAAGTCTTTCTTATGCTTTTCTTTATAATCATAATCTAAGTAGTCTCTCATATTACACCTCCTTATAAACACTATCTTTTGAAAAGTCAATACCAGAATTAGCTAATTGTTCCAAGCAACGAAAGTATCTAAGCTTATTGGATAACTTTGGTTCCTTCTTAAATGCTATATAAGCAGTTCTGCATTGTTCTAACATATATTCCTCCATTTATAGTAAGTTATATAAAATAGTTAGAAGCAACAATATACATAATACTTTATTCCAACGTTCTAATTTAGCAATAATTTTGTCTTTAAAAACTAAATAACCGATAAGACGTCTAATAGTTTTTTGTTCTTTTGTTGAAGTATCAGGGTATTCATATCCATTGTTTAGTTCATCTGTTTTAGGATTATAGTCTTCAACATTAATACCAACAATTACCCCATATCTACCACCATTATCTAAGTATATTGGTAATTTACCAGGGCAAATGATTTTGTGGAATAATAAGTATACACCAGATTCGTTACCATTATCAGTCTTAAAATCGCGAAGGTCCTTTATAATTTCATTATATTTTTCCTCGGTAACTTCTATAGTACTTAATATCTTATAACCGTGGTCTTCACCTTTATGCTTCCATACACAACTATTAATATCATATAGTGCACTCTCAAGGTCAACAGGTCTTTTTCTGGACATTGTTGCAATATATAATTTTGGTAAGTTAGTTGTCTTTTTCATTTTATTTACCTTCCAATTCTGATTGTAGTTTCATACGGTCACGCAACAGTTTTCTAAATTCTGCGTGTTGTTCCCTAACATATTCTTTAATTTCTTCATCTTTACTAACGAATTTATAGTCTCTATTAGCTCTTCTTACATTTCTGATACAATTAAATATACCAAAATGTATATCTAATAATTTGTGTTCAAGTATAGCATCTTTCATTGTAGTCTCCCTCTTGTTATTATAATATCAATATAACATACTTGTTCTAATTTGTCAACACTTATTTTCAATTATTTTATTAAGTCATTATTTTGACAATAAAAAAGGCTGGATCTAATTAAAGAACCAACCTGATTTAATAAGTTATTGTATTAGTTATTATATGGCAATACCAACATAACGAGCATATTCATAACCTTCTCTATCAATATATAAATCCCTTCTATTAGGACTTTGTACTTTAGTTACTTGTATATTATGTGTGCTTAGTTTTTGTCCACCTTCTTTTGGTATTAGCTTAGAAACATCAGCATAGAAATCTTTACACATTTTATCATAATCTGCATTGCTCAGAATAACTTTTGACTCAACATCATAATGATTGGAGAGAATAATATCCCCCTCTTTACGTTTTGCAGAGGTGATAACTTCTTCAAGATTTGATGGTTTTCTAATTAAAATAATTATTGGTTTAGACATTTTAGTTTCCTTCTTATTACACTATATTTATTTATAAGTTCTTAACAATAGATTTTTGAGTAAAACCCAATAACTTCTTCCTTCTATTTTAATATAAAGACTTAATTTCATAATTTTTTTAATTGTTTCTTTCCACTTATTAAACCATTTTATATCTATGATATCCATAATTTGTTCATCAGTAAAAGCAAACCAATCATTAATAGGGTATTGGTCAGAATCTATGGTCAGTGTATCTTTAGTAAAGGCAATATCATAACAATCTAAATGGAGTGAAATAAGTTCCTGGCTATTTCCTACTGTATGTGTTATGTTTGCTTGTGTAAGATTGGTTCTGTTCAGCTCAGCATTCCTAAAGTCGGCATAACTTAAATTAGTATTGCTCAAATTAGCATAACTAAAGTCTGCATAATTCAAATTAGCATTACTTAAGCTGGCGTTGGTCAGATCTGCATTTCTTACAGCAGCGTGGTGCAGATTTGCTTCACAAATGTAAGCATCTTTCAGATTTGCACCCACTAAGTAACTGTAACTTAGATTTGCTTTAGAAAGAAAAGCTTGGTCAAGATTAGCTTTATCTAACTTAGCATAACTTAAGTTTGCCTCTTGAAGGTCTGCTTCCTTTAAGTTGGCATTACTTAAATCTGCCCACCTTAAGTCGGCATTCCTTAAGTTTGCCCCTTTAAGATCTGCAAAACTTAAATTAGCATCCCTTAAGTCTACACCACTAAAATCTTTATTATTAGATTCTGCTAATAATTTACCAGATTTATCATAAATTATCATTTTTTCCTCTCTTATGTTATTGAAAATAACATTATTTTAACAATAGAACTTTGAGCATAGTCCAATAGCTTCTGCCTTGGTTTTAGCAAAGTATGTTTCGTTTTTATTATCGGTCACTATATACTTATTTCCTTGTGCTAATTTAATAAGTAAAGTCAATCCCCAGGTTGGATCCTCTGAAATATCCTTTTGTAGATTATCAATATCAGTTGCATAATAATCCAAAACATCATCCATACTAATAGGATTTATTTCAACTGTATAACAGAATCTAACTCCGGTGTCCGTCTTTTTGCCTTTTGCATTGTTTGGATGATACCAGATGTCGCATTCTGTTTTTTCTTTGTTGAGGAATCTTAATGTTTGTGTCATATTAGTTCCCCTTTCTGATTGCGATGTTATAATTGCCGCAGCAGTTATAAACATTATAACCAATGTAGTCTTTATCTTCATAGGGTGAAAAGTAGTTTCTCATAATATCAATCATAGCAGCGTCTGCTTTATCAGTAAGTTTCCACTCAGACTCCTTGCAATATGTTGTTCCATCAATTTGTCCATCAAAGTATGAAAGTGTTTGACAGTATACTTTACCTTGGTTTTTTCTTAGAAAGCTTTTGATTGTTGCTTTTGTTATTTTTTTCATTGTAGTCTCCCTCTGTTTTGTTTAACTATAAAATGACAATAACATAGTATTATAAGTTTGTCAACACTTATTTTCAACTATTTTGTTAAGTTATTGATTATCTTATATTATACTTGTGGTTCTTTAATTTTAGATAGTCACGGATCTCATCTAATTCATCTGAAGTAAAGTTGTCCATAGGGACAGATGGATCCAGAACTTTTAGAGGTCTGAAGTTTTGTACAGAATAAGTCTTATCTAGTGGTATCATATCAGCTATGGTTTTGACTCTTTCTACTGTAAGAAATGGCTTTACTAAGGTTGTTCTGAATTCTACAGTTATAGTATTAACAGAGCACAAATAATCAAAGGTCATTTTTACAACAGATGGATCCATACTTCTGGTTGTTTCTGGATACTCCGACCATAGATTCTTTACATCCATCGCAATATAATCAACCACGGACCCTTCTATTAAATCCGTGATACACTCCAGATTGGTTCCGTTCGTGTCTACTTTGATAAGTTTACCAAGAGCCTTAATTCTACGACATTCTTCTACGAGTTTACTTCCGTGTATAGTTGGCTCGCCTCCAGTTATGCATACGGAAGGGATATCTTTATAAACTTCTACCGAGGTGTTTTGTTTATGCTTTAATTCTGGATTGTGGCAAAAAGGACACGAGAAGTTGCAGCCATTTGTATATAAAACCTGGCAAACCTGACCCGGAAAATCGATAAACGAAATTGTGGTAGCTACAAACATATCTTTAAAAGATCTGCCAAGGTGAATCTGATACGAACCAGCCAGAAGGTTGTCCTTCCATCTTTTGCTCTAGTGATTTTGTAAGTAACCATTTTGGAAAGGTATAGACATCACCGGTATTACCACCAGACATAGATTTCGGTAAGAAGATTCTAACTCTTTTACGTAGACTTGAAGCCCAACTGACTTCTATATCATAACCAACAGCTTTATCATTTTCCCAGACTATTTTAGCTGGTAACATTTTCTTATTATCTGCTGAGACTTCTTCTTTTGATTTAACTGGTAAAGCATTGTCAAATACTTTTTGAGAAACTGTATTATTCTTTATCCATTTTGTTTGTACCCAGAATCTTTTACCTTTGGCTACAACTAAAGTTGCCTTATCCGTAGTATGCTCAACTTTATCTATCTTAACAGCGTTCTTATTATAGTCATTGATTGCATTAGTAACTTTGGTACTTTGTGTATTTAAGAAAGTTAATAATTCTTTTAGAACTGATAAAACAGATACTTTAAGATTAGAATCTACTGGAGCACTAATATCTTTGTTGATACTGTCTATAGTCTTATTAGTTAAGTTGATAACAACCTTTAAGTCAGATGCAACTTTACCGCTGCTGACGTCAGAAGGATCTAGGCTATTAATACTTTTCTGTATATTTGGTAGAAACTTGGCAATAAATCTAAAATAATCTGAAGCTAGTATCTTGCTATTAGAAAACTCTTTACCTTTAATGGTAGTGTCTATCTTCTGTAATATACCAGATACACTATCTTCTTTTAATACTCTTACTTTATACATTGTAAATACCTCTTTCTAAGTATTTATAAAACTGGTGGGAGAGGGTAGATTCGAACTACCGAAGTCCGAAGACGACAGATTTACAGTCTGTTGCATTTAACCGCTCTGCAACTCTCCCTTGATATCTAAGCAACTTTTGGTAAAGGACCGGTTACCGGAGTATACTTAATATTCTCTTTTTTAGCATTATAGATTTGTCCTTCAAACATCGGTATTGGTATATTATGAGTCTCACCTGGTTTATATGCTAAAATCGTGAAGGTGTCAATATAATTATGCACTGCTATATGAAGTTCCTTTGGTAGTAATATAAGATTACGAAACTCATTTGAGCCGCCACCGTGGATTGGGATCTTGTGATGGCAAGACCAAGATTCCGGACTTCTACCTGTTAATGCCATTAGTTTCATTTGCTCAGTAGATATACCAGCATCTATTAGTTCCTGTGTATGATTATATACCAGATGCAAGATAAATCTAAAACGAACGAAGTTCTTATAGTGATTTCGTTTGGTTTTGCGCTCTTCTTCGGTTGCTACTGTATAATCAACAAACTTTAAAGAAGAGTAAAAATTAAAACCATCAATATCTTCCCAGACCGACATTATTTAACACCAGTAGATCCAAAACCACCGTTTCTATCTGTAGAACTAAGATCTTCTACCAATTCAAAGTTAACTGGTTTATATGATAAAATTACCATCTGTGCTATACGCATACCTTTTTCTACTTTGAAAGTCTCTGTACTACTGTTAAAAAGAATAATTCCGAGGGATCCACGGTAGTCGGAGTCCAATAATCCCGGCGAGTTCAGCACCGTAATACCATTTTTCAAAGCAAGACCAGATCTTGGTGTAATAAAAGCTAATAGATTTTCTGTACCAGCTGATAGATCTATAGCTATACCAGTATCAATTAGTTTTCGTTCCCAAGGTAAAATCAATGTATCATCGTGAGAATAAAGATCCAGACCAGCAGCACCACTGGTTCCATAAGTTGGGATCTGACTATCTTCGTATAGTTTCTTAACTTTTACTGGATAGACTTCATAGCATTTATTTTCCATTTAGTATCTCCTCTATGGCTTCTGTAATAGATTTTCTATTTACACCGTTATCTAATCGTTTAATTTCAACATCATTATTTATGAAGATTAAAGTCGGCAGTGTTTTTACTTTATATAGGTCTACCATACTAGCCTTACTGGTATCCTCTATATCAATATATTCTATCTCAATAGATGGATACTTTTCTTTAATACCATCCAGAATCTTCATCTTTTCTATCATAACGCATTGACTACACCAGTCAGCACCAAACCTAAGTATTTTCATAGTAACTCCTTTTCTACTAATTCCAATAACCTTTCCATACTAGCTGCATAGAAAAACCAATGATTGTTCCACTCCGTATCCCAGACACCTAGTTCATATAAACTATTGTTTTTAATACACAATTCTTTTTCTCTTGGATCTAAGTCTATTCCAGTTGATTTGATGTATTCTTCTAAGTCATCTGGTCTATGGGTATTATAATGTAGAGTATAGCTATATTCTTTTGGTATAATCTCATATAGTTCCATTTTATACCTCTAAAACCATTTCCATACAATTAATAATAAAGAAGCAAATATCATAGAAGCAACTATAGATCCAAAGAATACTGCATCTTTAAGCTTTTCATTAGCCTTGCATTCTTCTTCATATAAATTATTAATAATTCCGTGTCCATACTCACTTATTTGATATTTACTAATAAGATTTTTATATTCTCTTTCTTTTTCTTCAAAGATAGCTTGTAGGTGTGCTTTGTCTTTTTGTAATTCACTAAAAGCAACTTTGGCAAAGTCTAATCTGTCATCTTTCTTAATACCAGTAATAACTTCAAGAGGATCTCTATCATAGGAACGAAGAATCTCATAATGCTTATTACCTGGTATACAATTATCTGTCATAATTAATACTTGTGCTAAGTTATGTAATAATATATTCTTTTTATTTTCATACTGCTCTTTTTCTTCTTTTAGTCTAGCACTATACCGTTCGCAGATACCAGTCATAGAATTATTTAGCATTTTATATTTATCTTCCAATAACTTATATGCTTTTACGAGGTTATCTTCTGTTTGTTTAACCATTGTTTTATCCTTTCATATTTTCTAGTTGTTGTTTAATGAGTTCTCTAGTTTTCTTTGGATCCATACCTTTATTAAGTTTCATAACTTCACCCATTAGATAGTTTATAAACTTGTTATCGTGGTTATCTAATTGTTTCTTAAAGTCTGGTAGCATTCCATCTATTAGTTCTTGTTCTAACATTTTTATCCTTTCGTTAGGAAAAACACAATAGTTTCACATTTATTCATTAGGAAAAACACAAAACCAGTCTGGCTTCCCCCGTTTCGTCCAATCTGCTAGATGTGCTTTACCAAACTTATAATAGTTCCGATAAGCCACCACAGGATCCGAATTCTTATACTCCTCTGGCATAGCTTGTGCTGGACTAGTAAATCCTATACAACTAATGTTCCGTGGAGTCAACTTTAATTTATCATTTAATTTAGTATAGGTAAGATGCTCTTTACCATATCTGTAAGTGTATTCTTTACATAACTCTACGAATAGTCTATAAGTCCAGTCATAGTTTTCTTTTGATTGTCTTACCCAGATAGCACACGGATGGTTCTTGTGTGTAGTTTTATAAAGATCCGTTGTTCCATCTAGTATATTATGCGCAGTGGATAGAAGTTGTGCGGTTTCCAACACAAGTTTCACGCAATGCCGATTGTTATGATACTGAGCACACTTTACTGGATCTGTGTCTAGGTAGAATATATTCACGATTACCAAGCTTTCGGATATGGGTATCTCTTGTTTCTACTATTCATAAAAGCAGATCTATCATAAGTTAGAACTGTTTCATTGGTTAGGTTCTTTACAACTTCTAATGATTTGAAAATACCATTATAAGAAAAGTCCTTCCAGCATTTATCAATCAATGGTAATAAGTCTGGGAATTGTATAGTATTGCTTAGTAATACAGAAGTTAGTTCTGGTCTTAGCATAATAACATAGATGAGACCATCTCTACGGTCATCATTTTTGAAAGCTTCTGAGTCACCGAATAGAATCTTTAGATAGTTCTGGTGTTTTTTGGTAACTTCTGATTTTTCTTTGTCAAACTTCTTTAGATTATCAACTACAGTATTAAAGTAAGCATCGTTCTTACCAATAACTACTGAGCAATATGCTAGAATCTCAAGACGTTTATTAGGATGTCGTTCAATAAGCTTCTCTACAAATTCCGTGGTATTGTTAACCACGTAAGTAATCTCGTTCATAATATAGTCCTCCGTTCAAATTAAACCTAGTGGATACCTTTAACAGATATCCACCAGAAAGTCAAGTTTTATTTAATTGTTAGTTTAACCGGTTTCATCTCTTTTGGTAAAACACGATCCACTTTAATTGTAAGAATACCATCAATCAATGTAATATCCTTAACTTCTATGAAAGCATCCAATACAAAAGTTCGTTCAAAATCACGCATAGCTAATTCACGTAAACTATAAACGATATCATCTGGGGTACCATCTGTACCATTGCCGTAGACTACCAATTTTGTTTTGGAAGTACCGGGGATTGGTTCTTTTGAGATATGTATATCTTCTTTACTAAAACCAGCAACTGCGATTTCAATAAATCCACCGACAACTTTACCGTCTTCTTGAATAGTTGCGATATTAGTTGGGGGATACTTTGCTGTTTGCCCTGGATAGTTTTGGCATAATGTTGATAAAAATAAGTCTTCTAATTGCATTTTTAACTCCTTTATTAAGCAAGTTTATGTTATTGTAGACCCACTATGGCATCTACTTCTTTAGGGATAGGTCCCAATACTGGGACCTCCCCAAGGCGTCCGAATTGTCAGAAGCCTAATTGTAATTCTATTTATAAAACAAATGGTCCCCAATCTGACTAATCAAAGTATAGTCTTTAGACCATTTTGGTTTTACATAATCAGCGTGATAAAACAAAGCATTTGATTGAGATCCTGTCTTGAGCATATATTCTGCTACTTTCATACATTGTTTAATTAGTTCTGGATCCTTCATATCTTCTTTAATACCATCGCACTTATAAGAAAACTGGCATTTATTCAGAACCATTTCCCCGTATTCATCTGTTTCCCCCTGTTTAATAACTCCACAGATAGTATTTGGAAAGTTCTTATTATTCTTTCTATTCATAATAACTGAAGCAACTGCCATCTTACCAGCAGTACTTTGATTTCCTGCTTCATAATAGATTGCCTCGGTTAGACAAAGTAATTCAGATCTATCATACTTCGGCATTACTACTGAAGCTTCTGCTCTATGTATGATTTTATCAGATAAATTACTAGTTAACTTTAATGATGGTGAAATCAAGTAATCGTTCACCGGTTTAATATAGCTTAGCACCGTAATAATAGCTATAAAAACAAAAATCCTCCAGAGTGTAAATAGTCTCATCGGCTATTCCTTATTCTGTTTATCCTTACAACGTATTTATAAAAATACCGGCATAGACCGAAAGGATTAAATCTATGCCGGTTAGTATTAGATACCCAACTCTTTCAAGTAAGTATCTAATAAACTATCTAGATTCTCTCTATCTTCTGGTTTCATAGAACGAATCTTAAGTGCTTGTTTCATAACCTTTTTATCAAATCCCTTGGATTCTGCTTCTTTGAAAATATCATTGATATCTGAGCGAATAGACTTTGCTTGTTCTGATAAAGATTCTATACGTTCAAAATATGATTTTAATAAGTTTTGGTCTTCCATAATTTACTTCCCTCTGTTTAGTTTTTTCACGATAGCTTTGACCTCTTCGGACATTGCTTTACTTTCCCCCTTATAATCCTTTTCTAATGCAAAAGTCAAGAAGGTTCTTAAAATAAAATTAAGTTCCCTTAGTTCTCTTACAATATCTTGTGGATAATTTGGTTCTTCTCTAATTTCTTCCATTTAATCTTCCTCTACAATCTTATAGTTACTACTATCAGACATAAGTTCTTGCATTAACATCGCATTTATTGTGTGGTTTGAATTATTAGCTGTATATTTACCTATAATCGGGTATCCAGTAATATACAAGTCTCCAAGTGCATCTGCAACTTTATGATATAAAAGCTCTTGTATAATATCTTCATTATACTTACCAGGACTTAGAATCTTATTATTCTTAAAGTCTACTATATTGGTATTATTGGAACCAGATCCACCAAGGCATCTACCAGATTTTATTAGACTTGGTATATCATCAACATTTACGAAAGTCTTAGCATTTAGAACTGCATTATCACCAATAGTCTCGTGATATCTATGACCCATAAATGTATAATCAATAATAAATCTATGATGAGCACTTAACTTTGCCATCTGGTTATCCATATTTATGGTAACATCTTTTAAGATTATTATATATTTTGAAGGTCCCAATACATCACGTATATTCAAATCATCTTCAATATACCCACTAATAGAACCATTAAGAATTGGTATTTCGGTAACTTTATCAGTTATCTCAATGGTTATACTATCTATACCGTGAAAGTGTAAAGCACCAAGTAAATGTTCAATAGTGTTAATTCTGATATCCTTATAAGCGATATCTAAACTACCAATGGTGTTAACTACTTTACAATCACGTATATTAAATTCTTCGTGCTCCTGTGTAGCTTCACAATGGTAATAGAAATTGATACCTTGTTCTTTACCAGTGGTTAAATATATAATGTTATGAATACCACTATGTAAGCCTTCACCATCAATAACAGAATACAGATCTTGACTTCTCATTATATCCTCCCAATAGTAAGATTATGTTCTCTAATTCTTTTATTATAATCTTCAACTGCTTTGTCTTTTAGTTTTGTCTTAACTAAATCACCAACTTCAAGTTCTGAGATTTCTTTAAGATCCGTAACTAATTTATTCAATTCATCTTTTAACGACATAGTTTTCCTCTCATTTTCTTTAATTGCTTTTACCACTAAAGACTCGTATTTCTTACAATCATCTTGCCAGTCAAATCCTAGGTCTTTCTTAAATCTCCATAAGGATCCAAGGTATAATAGATTAGTATCCAACATATTACAATCAACATCTGATTTGACAATATACTTTACTAACATATCATAATTACTATTTGGAACTGGTGTTATACTAATTCTATGGGTCTTTGTTATAATATAGTAAACTGGAGTTCCAGGTTTTGCATTGGATTCTATTAACTCACGGTATCTATACCCAGTTACTGGTCCAATTAGTTTTTTAGCATTAATTGATAACTCTAATATCTGATGAGAATCCGTTGGCATATCATAAACATAACACTTTGGCTCTAGCTTAATAATCTTCTCTCTGATTAGTTCTACCCAGTAAGCACGTCCAGATAGTAAGGTATATTCTCTATCAATTACACCTTTTAGTTGGGCATTGCCGGCAGAATCTAAACTCTTGATAGGGTCTCTACCAAGTTCTTTTAGAACTTTATTGGCTATTTCCAATGATGTTTTAGTCATCGTCTTCATCTATAACTTTTTGCAGATTACTAATCTCATTTTCTGCGTTTAGTAATTCTGTTTGTAGTGCTTTAATATCACTACTTAAACAATACTCAATATCTTCAAAGTTAGTTCTTAAATGCTTTCTGTCATAGTCAGTTAGTTCTTGTCCATCAACAATAAACTTTCTAAGAATTCTAGCACTTTCATCATTAATACTCATTTTAACTTTCCTTTCTAAAAGTTCTGTAAATCTTCCAATAGTTTAACCATACCATTTGCCATAAAATACTCCATTAGAGTAGTTCTATTGCCTTTGGCTGGTTTACCATATTCTTCCATAATAGATAAACTAATGTCCGCAGGTATGCAAGACAAATCAATAAGTTTTTGATTTCTCTTAAAGTTTGCTTCTAAGTTATTGGTTTTACACCAGTTTTCTAATTGTTCTATACTTTCAATAGAAGCAAGAAACTTTGCTGTAATGGACTTTTGACGTTCCTTTATAATGAATACATTGTCGGAACTAAGTATATTTGGAATACCATCTGAGCTATCCCCTTTGATAATATGTTCTATTAGAAAAGCTTTTGGATTATCAATTTTAATGAATTCTGAAGTTAACGGTGCATATTGTTTTACATTAGGTCCAAGCAACTGCCCAAAGTCTTTATCATTAGAAACTATAATGTGCTTACCGAAAGTAGTAGAAAGTGTTCCAATAATATCATCACCTTCTGCGGTTTCTACTTCTATAACCTTGTACGGGGACTTTTCTTTGAGAGCCAGTTTGATACTGTCCGACACACTAAATAAATAATTCCAATCCATACCAGAATCTTCACGACTTTTTTGCCTGTTGGCTTTATAATACTCATATACGCTCTTTCTCCAGTTCTTTTTACTATCACAACAAATAACAATTTCACCATATTCTTCGGACGAAAACTTCATTTTGATATTACGGATAGTATTAAAAACTATATGTGGTATCAAGTCTGGAGTGATTTCCGGTGTTCTGGCTGTAGCATAAGCTGTGCTATGAAATATCTGACTATAATCTACTAAAATCATTGATGGTTTCCTTTTTGTTTAATAGGGACCAGTATCACTACCGGTCCCCGACTCAGGAGGGAGCCTGAATTAGTTTCTTTCTCTCTTAAAATCTTTTTTAATAAATTCCTGAATTGTATATACTGAAAAGTATAATGTATCAGGAACCACTTTATTGGATAATGTAATCCAATAACTATCTTGGTATATGTTATAGTTGATAACTACATATTCCATATTAGTTTTTCTTAAACGATTAAAGAACTTAGTTGGCATCTTGTTCAATATAAGATTTAGATGTTCTTTATTCTTAATTTCTGTTCTTGTTGTCATTGTAGTCTCCCTCTTTGTTGTTATGATATGAATATAACATACTAAGAAAGAAAAGTCAACTATTATTTTAATAAATCTGCAAAACCTAACTTAGTGTTTGAATCTGCAAAGTAATCTAATGGCTGTCTAATAACTTGCTTACCATATTTCTTAGCAATTTCAGTTTCTCTTCTTACACCGTTAGACTTTTCCCAACCATCAAGAGTCACCAATAAGACAAAATCACAATGTTTAATCATATAATCTTCATTGGCAGACCACACTTCCGGATTATCAAGCAACTTCTGCTTATCTTCTGGTAATGAGTTCTGTATATAGCATCCCATTGCGATTGGACAATAGACTGGAAACTTATTGAGTAATAATACACTAGCAACTTTTGCAACGGCGGTCGCATTCTTTTGTCTAATTGCTGGATCTTCGTTCCAGTAAGGACTTGCCAAGTATATGTAAGATTCTGTTAGCATTTTGTGTCCTTTATCTCTTTTTTTATATTCTTGAGCATCATAGTATCATATTCAATAGAGTGTTTATGATTTGCTATATTAACTTCTAACTGCTCTTTTTTACTATTTAATTTACGAAGAGCATCCTTTTTAATTAGTTTTTCAAGGGCAACTTCATTTTTCTCTACTAAGAATCTTTCATCATCTTCTTCAAACCAATAACCACTTGTGAGCATATAACATACTCTATAATTATTATATTCTTTACCCACAGAGTTAATACTGATATCTCGTTCAAAAGTAATTCTATTGATAGTGCTACTAACTGCCTTAATTTCATTAGCATAGCCATTAGCATAAAATACAGTATCGCCGATGTTATGTTTTGTAGTAATTCCTTTTATTTCCATAGACTTATCCTTTCAATTTTTCTATTTCTTTTTCAATTTGTTTAAGCCTTTTGTTTTCATACTCAATATCATTTTTATGATTGTTTATATTGGTTTGTATCTGTTTCTTTTCTTTCTCAAGTTGTTGTTTACGGTGTTTCTTGATTAGTTTTTCTAATTTTTCCTTATTTTTCTCTACCAATATCTTTTTATCTTCTTCCCAAAAATACTTTCCATCTTCTGTGCCATATTGTATCTCAACACGGTTCTTTGGCTCACTATTAAGTTCTGATATTTCTTCAACATTTATATAAGAAATTATAGTTTCTTTGACACCGTCAATGGTTTTAATGAATACCTTATCCCCGAGATTATATTTGGTTTCAATGCTTTTTGTTTTCATTCTTTACTCCGTCTAGATGCTAGTGATAATGATACCAATGTAATAATAAAAAATACTATAAATAATGCAATTACTGCGATACCAGCATTATCAGTTTGGCTTTCTCCATAGTAAGATCTGCATAGCAAACTGTCGTCATTTTGTTTTATGCACTTAATATAACCAGGTTTTACATTTTTATTATCTAACTTAATTATATTATTTTCTTGTATATCCATTTTACCACTCATCATCTTCATTTTTTATTGCTTTTTGTATTTCTGGATCTGACTTTGACTTCTCAAATAATTCTTTTTCTTTTTTATCACGATCGTTATCATATCTTTCTGGAAAGTCTTTAACTGCCTTAAGAAATGCTTCTACAAATATCCGCATACAGGTCCTACAGTAGTCTCCGGCAATAGTCATTTCAAAACCAAGAGAATTTTCATCATCATAAGGTCTTGTATTATGACGCATATCAAAGTTGAATTGTCCTCTGTTATTATCCTTAATTGGACAGCCACAACCATCACAAGTATAAGAAATTACTTGTTTTTTAATTTCTTTTACAATTTCCATAGTCTTATCCTTTCAATTTTTCTATTTCTTTTTCAAGTCGTACCAATTCTTCATTGTTTTCTTCTAAGGCTTTATTATATTTTTTATTAAGTTCAATGATACTACTCCTTAGATTCTCTAAATACATTAGACGAATAGCTTTATCACGATTACCAACTTCTTCTAAACTAGAGAATAACATATTATCACATTCTTTAACTTCTAGTTTATAGTTTCCTAGATTTACTGTATAAATTATTGTAATATCACGCATATCACCAATAAAGCTATTACAAACATCAATATCAACTTTTATGCTTATAATAGTACCTTCTATAACAGCATCATCTTTTTTCAAGTAGACAGTGTCATCTAGATTAAACTTGGTCTTTACATCACTGAAATCCATAATAAAACTACCTTTCTTCTATGATTTGCACTAGTCTATAAACTTGATGTTTATATTTTTCCTTCATTAAAGTAATATAGTTCTTAGCTTCTTCTATATCTTTAAAGAAAGCTACTCTTCTCCAACTATTACCACTTTGTTTTTGTAATTCAAACATACTTAATCTACCTTTTCTGTTCTAAATAATATAATGTTTCTACCAGTCCTGCCAGTAACTTCTTGCGGAGTACTATTGATACTTTCAAATAGTTTCCTTGCTGGCACCCTGGCTATTGTATTCATCTCATTTAGAACTTCGTTTACCTTGTTCTCTCTAATTGTTTTTCTAAAGGACTTCTCAGTATCATAATTAAGAATATCACAACGTAGAATTTCAAGTGTCATTCCTTCCTTAGCTACATATCTACTAAGCTTCCTATTATTCGTATCATACACATAAAGCACCACGGAGTCAAATACTTTTTCAAGTTTCACTGATTTTAATTCTTGAAACTCTTTTAGATGCAAGGTATTCTTAATCTTTTGAAATACGGATAGCTCTTTCTTCTCTTGTGGATTTGTAAGCATCTTTGAAGCTTTAAGTATCTCAATTACTTTTGTATAGAATTCTTTAATATCATCAGCAATATACTCATCATTAATATCAACATTTAATTTTTCTAATGCAGTATCACGTGAATTTTTTGTGAATTCATCGATTTTTCGTTTGATATTTTCTATATTTTTGGTTCCAAGTAGAATCTCGTCCTCGATATACTGGTATAACATCAATTCCTTGCCCCTTTTCTTAACGACTGGTGGGGTCGAAATAACTTTTTGGTACATACCTAGCAGAACTTTCATCTTTGTATCACGATATTCGATATCTTCTGGTGATAATTGTGCACCAAATTCGGAAAGCATAAACAATTTACCCAAAGAACGGAATTCCCAGTCTGGTATCAAACTTAGATCTTCCTGCAATACTTTTTCGGTATGTTCTTTCATTGTAGAATAATCCAACTCGTTTAATGTATTCATACCTATTAACTTATCAGTCTCGTAAGTAGATGATACATAGTGGATATTACTAAAATTATAGTTTAGTTGTTTCATTAGGAAGAACTTCGCTCATCTGTAATTTTTTGCCATCTTTATCAACGACATAGCCATCTCTGGCATATAGTTCACTGATATAGAACTCTTTTAGATCCTTGGTTCTTTGTTTTGATTGCTCGGCTTTAGCAGACTGTATTCTATTATATTCTTCATCTGTGATTATTTTAGCTAGTAACATTTTGGTTCCCTTTCCTATTAAGTTACTTTTCCTATATAACATAAACAAAACAAAAAGTCAATAGAAATCTTTACTGTAAATTATGCGCAGTTTTAGCTATATAATAAGCATCTATTAAATCTGACACTGGACTACCTGGTTCTTTCTTTTTATAATCAAGCACTTGTATTAAATCTATCTTAGTTTCTTCTAGAAAGGCTTGGTAGATAAGATCCTTTTTGCCGGAGCCTTTGCCAGTAGCTAGTTTCTTTATATGTGTTGGGGATATTTCATCTGGTATGATATTTAATTGAGACCATAGTTTATATTTAAGTAGACCACAGTTCTCAGCTATATGGAATACTCTACCCATTGCTCCAAAGGCATAGTCTTCTAAAGCAATTCTTACGAGCTCTTTGTTTGGTATGTTTTCTTTTATGAAACTAATCATCTCATCAGCTATATTGGAATAACGAATAATCTTGGTTGGATGCTCTGAGACTGATTTACAATAGATTGAATTAAGATAGCAGCCGTAGTACTTCTTGGTATTATTGAGTACTAGGAACTTGCAGTTAGAGAAAGAAAAACTATCACCGTGATGAATACAAATAGCTGGACTTGTTGTTGAATAATCTATACCGATTGCATACATAATAAAAATACCTCCGTTGTTTCTACGAAGGTATTTATATTTCAAGGATTTTTTTGTTTCAAGTAGATGAAGTCAAGTTTTACAACTGGACAACAATAATTCATTTATATACTAATTCTTAGAATTGTCAAGAGTTATTTTATAACTAACTTAGATTCTTTTATAAATGCCTTTGCACTAATAAGTTTTGATAAATCAGAGTAGATTCCAGATAGATTCTTTACAAGTTGACTAACCTTAGGACTATTTGATTTTTCAAGTCTTTTAAGTATCTGGCTGATATTTGCTTTTAACCCATAAGCTTCGGATTCTGGTATAGATTGTCCTTTACTTACTTTTGGTTGGATTACAGATATATAATCATTAGCAAAACTTAATAATTCACCACCAACTAGATCTCTATCTGACATTAGATTGCCAATAATAGTCTTATATGAGTTGAATAATCTAGCAAAGTCAGATTTGATATCTTCTTTTAGTACAACTTTAAACATATTTTATTCCTTATCATAAGTTGAAGCTTTAACAGATTTATATTCAGTATATTCGTCTTCTTTATCAGCTGACATATCACGCAGACTTTTAATTTTGGACTGCGCAGTATCACTATCAGGATAAGAGCCAAGGTTGGTTTCACTTACTTTGCGATACTTTTTAGCTATCACATAGTACTTTTCTGGTTCACCATCATTGGCTTCGTTTAAGAATCTATTAAAGCTTTTCATTGTTTTGCCTTTAATCTTTCTAATTCGTGTGATATAACGTCTCTATCAATCATTAAATTATATTGTCTTTGTGCAATATCAGTATAACTATTGATATCTTTTTCTAATTTGTCTAGATTATTACTATTTATACCAGACTCCGTAAAAACATCATCTATATTATTTAATCTTGGTTGTAAGTTATGTAATCTACGAAATGGTGTTTCAAATCTGTATAGTATTCCTGAGTTCTTAATTATATCACGGTTATAATCTTCCCATATTCTTTTAATTTCTTCTAAGGAAACCTTGATACTATTATACCAGGAACTTATATCGTGATAATTAAGATTACCAGTATTAAATATATGCTTGTCAAATATTTTAAGAACCTTATCAGAAGTCATATCGTTTATACTTTTGTTTAACTTGGATCTTTCAGTTGTTAGTGTTTTCTTTATAGTTTCCAATTTTGACGCATTTTCTTTTTCAGATTTTAGATAATAATCAAGACTTGGTTTTGTACTAACTTCCTTTAATATCACTTTAAACATTTTTACTTAAATCCATATTTGTTCATAATAGACTTTACTTCTGCATCTAGTTTATTGGCTGCATTAAGTAAATCGTTTTGTATTTGTCTTGTTAGTACAGATAAATCCTTACCTTTTGCAACTAATTTATAAGGATTACCACCGATACTACCAAAGCAGCTAAGAATACAGTGTGCTTCAAAATCTTCTTTTGGATTAGCTGGTACCATCTCAATAGCTATACCACCACTGATATTATCAAAAGCAACTTTATCACCAGATCTATGGGATTCTTTTATCATTGTTTTATCCTAATATGTTATAGTTACCGCTACGAGCAGCATCTAACACTTTATTTACTGAATTGATTAAACCACTTAGTAATCTTTGGTCTAATCTTAATTCACCTTGTAAATCAGGAGTTAGTTGATGACGTAAATCGTTTATTGCTTCTACAACAGCATTAACTTCTTTCATAACACCACGACTTAAGCCTTTACTGCGAATTAAATACCAATTAGATGCTAATCTTTCAATAGCACCTTCAACAGTTTTAATTTGGTCTTTAGTAAACTTATGTGATTTTGGATCTTTTTCTAAATCTTTTCTAATGTCGTATAAGTTACCACTAACATCTCTGTCTGTTAGTTTTAGAATTAAACCACTGATTTCATCTTTAAGAGATGCTTCATTAAGTTTGCTTTCACCTAAACCTTCGGCAGCCATTAATTTTGCTTTTAATGTTTTTGCTGCACTAGCTGGTCCTTTATTATTAGAAACCAAATAAGTTAATGTGCCAATAACATCTTTAAAATCAATCATAGCTCTATTGTTATACTTAGATGCTTTCATAATGTTGTTCCAGCCATTCTCTAAACGTGTTGAATAACCAGATAAAGAACCATATTTCATAGTTTCAATAATCTTTCTAACGTTTTTGTCCAAGGCCTTTAAGTTAGCAAGTATATCACCAGCTTCGTTAAGTTTGCCTTCTTTTAAAAATACTTTAAATGTTTTCATTGTTTTT